AACCATTCGTTTTTCGTGTAGTGCTTGCCGCTCAATTTCTCGTTTGGGTCAATCAACGACGCATCACAGCAACGGCATACGCGAGCGGCTATGTCGTTTTTGGTTCCGCATCCCTTAACGATAACCTTTCTCGTGCGCGGGTCGATCTGATCTTCGCACTCGCGATACTTCCAGAAGTGCTCGCAACGGTTCCCGTTCTCGTCTGTGTGAATGCAGCGGCGAGCATAGAACGAGTTTTCGGTTCCGCAGATAGGGCAGAACTTAGGATCTTTCCCGTTCTCGTTGCGTCGCTGGTACTGCGATTGCTCCAGGATTGGATCGAAATATAGCTGTCCTAATTCGTCCATGCATCCGGCAAAGTCAAGAACAAGGTGATCATCCTTCTTGAAACCCTGTTCAATGTGCCATTGCTTTAACAGTCGCATGCCGCGCCCCAGCAACTGTATCAGCAGAGTAAGAGAGCAAATTTTGCGCAGTATGACAGACGTATCCCAAAACGGAACGTTAACGCCTGTTGTAAGCGCCTGAACCTGGAAAATGTATTTTACTTTCCCCTCGAACGCCTCCCTTAACCATTCCTTGCGCTGTTTCTCTCCGGTCTTGCCAGTGATAATCCGGTACTCTGTACCAGGTGGAAGCGCTGCGGCGGCTTCCTTGCAATGGCGCTCACCTGCGCACGTCACCAGAACGCCGTTGCGGTCTTTGCAGATCTCGTGTACACGCTGCATAATGCGCTGCGTCATTGTCTGATCCTGGTGAATTTTCTCCTCCATCTTGCGGAGCGTCTTAGCGTCAAAATCTGCCGCACCATCCTGATCACTCGCCGTGAACTCTGACAGGTCATAGCCTAATCCGTCTACGCATCCAAAATTAGTTGGAACGACGGAGCCGAACTTGATCAGATAGTTCGTGTCGATGTTCGTCACCTGCTCGCGCCAGAAACCGCGCTGACGCTTATCTTCCACCAGGATTGGAGTAACGCCGCGAAACTCTGAACCCGTCATTCCGAAGATTCGAAGCTCGTGACCGTATGCCTCTTTGCAACGGCGTTGCATTTCGCGAATGATCAGAGTGTATTGTGTGCGACCTGTACCTTCCATGGGTTCGCCGTCACGATCTAACATGATTGAGCCGTCACCGTTCAGGACACGTTCGCCCTTTTTGGTAATCATCTGCTCGCGTGGCTCGTCATTCTCGATCGCCTCCGCTAAATCTTCCCAATCCACCTGGTGGCATTCATCGATCCCGATTACGTGCGGAACATAGTCACCGAGAGCCTTAAACATGCCGTTTGAAACGGTTCCCTCAGAACCTACCACGATCGGGAAGTGTGCGCCCTTCAATTTCAGCGCTGCACAGTAAACCGAGTTAGGAACGCCGAAGTTACTAATTTCCTCTGAGTCCTGATCAACAATCTCACCCTGGCGAGCCAGCACGAGCATTTTCAAGCCCATGCGCTGACACTGTGCCGCTACCATTGCGAAAATCATCGTTTTGCCAGCGGACACTGACGCTTTCACAAAGAAAGGATGCTCATAGTTTTTCATTCTCTTTGCGATCTCTGTGTAGGCAACGCACTGATACGGGTACGGTTTAATGTTCCCAACAGTGAAGCGATCCTGAATCGCTTTTATTACTGCCTCACCAAGAGCGGAAAGCTGTTTTTCAATGTTTGGAATTGCCATTTTAAGCCTTTATTCGTTAACCGATTGAATGTATAATAGCGCCTATAAATCGTTTGTTTTTAACAAAAAGTGCTATTGGAGGTTTTACATGAAAATTGCCGTTTCAACTGGTGAAGTGGATAAACGTACAATTAACGGGAACAATGGAGTGAAGCGCGGTAAAGACAAAAAGAAGCGCAAACGCAAAACAGGCTACTACGTCCTAAAAGATGAAGTCAAGGCCGGATTAAAGGCGCGTCTTGAGGCAGTTTGTGAATATTACGGAACGCAGGCCGAAATGACACGCCGATTAAAGGTTACGCATCAAGTTATTCAGCAGTGGCGCAAGCGCGGCATGATTTCGGTAACTGGAGCGGAAAAGGTTCACGCAGACTACAAGCGGAACGGATGCAAGGGTTATCGCGCATCGTTTTGCCGTCCAGATCTGCGATTCGATTCGAACGGAAAAGCGCTAACGAAAAAATGCGATCGTTACGAAATGCTGCGCGTAGTCAAGGAATCTGATTTCATCAACAGCACAAATAGCTAAACATTCACGCCTGGCTCGGTGTAACATCCGTTCCAGGCTTTTTTGTAGGAGTTGGAAATGAGCGAATTTAACAGCGGAATGATGTTTCAGAAAGAGGACGTTTTGCCATACATGAAGGGATTATGGCGCGATGCGCTGCAATCAATTTGTGGGCTACATAACGAGGTTTTCAACAAGAAACATCAGCCTTGCCCTCACTGCGGCGGTAAAGACCGCTTCCGCTGGACTGACAAGCTGAACAGCGACGGCGACGGCGGCGCGATCTGCAACGGATGCGGTAACGACTCCGGCGTTGGCTGGATGATGAAATTAACGGGCGAGCCTTACAGTGAAGTGATTAACATCCTTGGTAGATTCCTCGGTAAGGTTCCGCAAGAATATCGGATCAAGGCAAATAAGCGAGCGTCACGCGCATCTGGCTACGCTTTTGGCTCTCAGGCTCCACATGAAAATTGCGTTGCGGTAATGGAGCGAACAAGAGGCGTCGTTAAAACTCCTCTAAGCGTTTTTGAGGGAATTTCGTTACCAGACGACGAATTGTATTCTGTAGGCGTAAAAACCTCAGAGAATGGCGCGGAGTCGCTAATTCATGCCATACCGTGCTACCTTGTGCATGAGGATGGTTTAGACGATGAAATGTGTAACATCCTCTTTATTGACGAGGAGGGGAACAAAAGCTTTTATGCCAAGGATTACACAAGGGGATCTGTTGCTGTGACAGGTAAAACCGAAAACACGATCTATCTGTGCGTTGATTGGGTTGATGCTCAACATATCCACCTGTCTACAGGCCAGGAGGTGTGGTGTTGCTTCACTCAATACAATGTCGAAATGGTTGCGTACCGTTACAAAGGAAACCGGAAGATGCGTGTTGTTTGCAGGTCTACCGATCAGGACGTAATAATTTCAGCAGAAGAAAGGGGGCTTGACGTGATGCTTCCGATTAACGATAATTTCAGGCAAGGGATAGAGAGGAAGCTTTACAAGCCGGAATCACTACTCCCGACACGGTAAAACCATTGCTTTCTTGCCCCGCTTCGGCGGGGTTTTTTTATGCCTTGTGCAATGCTATAATCATGCTTGTCATTAACAAAACGTGCTATTTAGGAGGATTTACAAATGGCTATTTATCGCACAGGCCAGGCGTCGATGGACGCTGACGGCTTTATTACCGGATATGGCACAAAGTGGAAAACCGCGCTAACGCTTATCCGAACTGGTGCAACGATCGTGTTTGCGTCTAATCCTGTTGAATACGCAACCATTAGCGAGATCGTGAACGATACATCATTACGAGCAATCACCACTAGCGGAAGATCTATCCCTCGTGGCGACTACGTGATCCTGCTTCATGACTCCTTGACCGTTGACGGCCTGGCGCAAGACGTTGCTGAAACTCTGCGCTACTACCAAGGCCAGGAAACAATGTATCAGGGTTTCGTTGAATTTCTGAAAACGTTCGATTGGAAGAAATTAGAACAGATCGGAAATCAGGTTCACACTGACGCAGCGGCAGCGGACGCAAGCGCGAAAGCGGCAAAAGCCAGCCAAACAGCAGCGGCGGCAAGTGCGAGTAATGCGGAAGGTTCAGAGATCGCAGCGCGAGCAAGCGAGGAAGCGGCAGAGGCAAGCGAGAACGCAGCGGCGGCAAGTCAACGCGCAGCGGCGGCGAGTCAGACAGCAGCAGCAGCAAGCCAGCAAGCAGCCAAGACCAGCGAGACAAATTCTAAAGCCTCAGAGAATGCGGCGGCGGCAAGCAAGAACGCAGCGGCGGCGAGCCAGACGGCAGCTAAGACCAGCGAGACAAACGCTGGAAACTCTGCGCGAGCGGCGGCAGCGAGCCAAACGGCAGCGCGTACAAGCGAGACAAACGCAGCAACAAGTGCGACCAAGGCGGCTGAAAGTCAAGCGGCAGCATCGGCAAGCCAAAAGGCAGCGGCGGGTTCTGCAACCACGGCTCAACAGCAAGCGGATCGCGCAAAGGCGGAAGCAGATCGCGCACAGACGGCTAACCCTGATAACCAGCTTAAGAAAGCTAACAACCTGTCAGACGTAGCTGACAAGGTTTTAAGCCTACGTAATATTGAGGGCTTCGGGTTCAAGAGAACCTCGCTAGGAGCTAGTGACAATCTAAACAACATATCAGGCTTTGACAATGTTGGCGTCTACTACAATGCAGCAAACGCAAATGCGACACCTGCCAACAACTATCCCGTTGCCTTTGCTGGTGTGCTGGTTGTTTATTCCGCTCGCGGAAATGGCGTTGAACAGACAATGCAATACTATTACCCATACATTCAGCCTGAATTGTATTACGTGCGCCACTACAACAAACAAGGTAACTCTTGGGTTTGGTCTGATTGGGAGCGTTACGAAAGCGCCTCATTCCTTCGCGGTGACTTAGGGTTTACTACTACTGGCGTACTCGGCCCAGCTAACGCAAACGATCTTAGAAAGAACTGTTTCTTTGCTGGTGCTGGTGTTGATTCGCAGAATTACAAGTTGCCATACTCTGGTGGCATTGCTATTCGACGAGTTAATACTGTTGCACAAATGCAGATTGACGGCGGTAACGGAACTATCTGGACGCGAGGCAGCGTTGACGGCGGAACGTGGAGTGAGTGGAAATCTGCGGCAATGATTCAATCTGCGCCAACGTTCACAGGTGGCAGCATTGCAGCAGAGGGTTCAGGCAAGCGTGTAACTATTGGAACCGGAAGCACTGATATATACATTGCCAACAATAAGTCAAACAAATATTTGCAGCTTAAGGATGATGGGACGTTGCAGTATGACAGTAAGCATATAATGCATCACAACTTCTCTCAACCAAGCATGACTTTTACAGCAAAGGCTGGTGCGTTCCTTATGCAATCCGATGCTGGAAATGTCATTCGGATGCAGAATACTGGATCGTCAGATGCCAACGCTAATGTGTTCCTGACTGGACTTAGATCTAATGGTGCTCGTCAATTCTGGATCGGAATTGGTAGCTCTGACGGCGCACTGACAATGTACAAGGATAGCGTAGGAAGCCAGATTAACCTAAAAAACGACGGGCATATTTATCTAGCGACTCAGGGGCGGAATAGACAGGTTGAGGTTAACGGATCTACTGTCTTGGTTCGTCATGCTACTGGTAAGTATATGCGCTATGGCTGTGACGGGAATAACGCGCAGCAGGGTAATTTGAGATTATGGGGCAATACAAGCGGAAGGCCTGACGTTTTTGAATTTAGTCTGGAAAGTGGCTATTTGTTTTATGCGCAAAGGAATACTGACAACTCAAGAGTGTTCAATGTTAACGGGTCAATAACTTGCGTGTCACTTACGCAAACATCGGATCGAGATCTCAAGGAAAACATTGAAGTAATCCAAGATGCTACAGCGGCAATTCGAAAAATGAATGGTTATACATACACCATGAAGGAAAACGGAATGCCTTATGCTGGCGTTATTGCGCAAGAAGTGCAAGAGGCGTTGCCAGAAGCTATTAGCGGGATCACGAAATACGTTGATATCCCTGGCGTTAATAAGGATGGATCTCAGTTGCAAGGTGAGGATCGCTATCTTGGAGTTGACTACTCCGCCGTAACTGGCCTTTTGGTTCAGGTATGCCGCGAAAGCGACGACAGGATCACCAAGCTTGAGAATGAAAACGAATCGCTGCGAGCGGAAATTGAAAGCATGAAAGCGGTTATTGCTCAAATGCAAACAATGTTCACTCAGTTAGCTAAGTAACAAAAAAGCCCCCAATTGGGGGCTTTATTTTTAGAACGGTATATCGTCGTCGAAGTCGATCGGAGGCTCGTTGTTTTGGCGTGGCTGTTGCTGCGATTGCTGTCGCGCTGGTTGCTGTGGTGGTGCTACTGGCTCGCCGCCGCGCTGACTGAATAGTAGAGTCGGGAATCCGCCAGGCTGCAACGTCACGTAGGTATTTCCGTTGTATTCGCGCAATTCGGCGCGTAGCGTTTCGCATGATACTGAAATTACCTTTCCTTGCTGGAAAGCTTCATCATACCAGCCGCGCATGCCGTCACTCTTGGCGTTGAAAAAGAACGTGTAGTTCGTATATTGCCAATTTCCCTCTCGGTCTTTGTACCGCTCAGAGAGTTCGACGACGTAAAGCTTGCCGTTCTGCATTTCCTTCACTCGTGGTTCTTTTCGGATCTCTCCTGTGATAATGTGCATAAATTTTACTCCTTAAAACGGGGCGACAAGCGCCCCTCTGATTATTCGAAACTTGAGATTGGTTGTGATTCTACTTTTTCCGGTTCCGGCTCGTCAACCTTCTGCGCTAAATTTGCCTTTGGTTGTGACGCCTGGAATCCTCGCGCCGTTCCGATCTCAATCTCGGCCTTGCGCTTGTCATAGTGCTCTTTCACGATAACTTTGCTTGCAGCGTCAAGAGAGCGATAAGCGGTCTTGAAAGTGTCTTGCAGCGTGGTTAAGTCGTCGCACTTATCCAGATCCTTTTTCCAATCTCGCGCCGATTTAACTGCGATCTGTGCGTCGTCGTCTGCCTGGCTTAAACCGAACGCAGCGGCGAGTGCGTAGCGGCGAGCGTATGTGAAAGCAGAACCAACGCCTTGCGGGTCATTCTTCACGATCGGGATCTCTGCGTAAAGCTTGCACCACTGGCCTGATACGTGAATCACAGTTGTTTCAACTCGAATCTTCACGCCTCCCTCGTCGTTGGCGATCATGTCCTGCATGATCATCAACTCGTTCTCGGTTAGCGCTGGAGTGATCGCGTCAAGAACGCTGTCTAAGGTCGCATACTTGTTTTTCAGGTGGCTGTTCTGTCGGTCTTTCTTGACCTTGACAAACTGGCTACGTGCCTTATGCAGCGCTGGTAAAATCTCGTCGAACTTTTCCGATAACTTCATTGCTTTCTCCTTAAAGGCGGCTTTCGCCGCCGTGGTTCAATTAGTGCTTGGTTTCGCCTTTGGTGTGGAGGTGGAACAGTCCGGCGATCTGCAATTCGGTAGCGGCTGCGAGCGCCTTGCGTGAATCTTCTTCGTTCTCCTGCATCGTGGCAACCAAAACAACTTCATCAATCGCCGCCAGAACCCGACGAACATACGCCTCTACCTCTGCGCTTTCGGTTGGGTTCATCGGCTTAATGAAAGCGTTCGACAGTTCCGCAAGAGCGTTAACGAATGCGCCAAGGTGGTTCATTGCTGCGGCTTGTTCTTTGGTCATTTCTTTCATGTTGTTTTCCTCTCTTTGTTGACTTGATGGAGGCATTATAACACCTCCATTTTCATTTGTTTAGCTATTTGTGCTGTTTACTTCAAAAAATCCTTGTACTGGTTGCGAACCCACGCCGGAACACCAAGTGAAACCTCCGGCGCTCCGTTGGCGTATGAAGGCCAAACGTCGTATTCCTGGCACAGCCTGAACTGTTGGATCACGCTCATGTACTGCATGCGCCCGATCACAAGATGTTCCTGATTCATACGGAACGCGAGAGGCAGATAAGGCGGCTTTTTCTCCTGTGCCAGCAGCCGGACAATAACTGGTCGCGTTTCGTTCGGGTATGCCTTTTTGAACAAGTCATGTTGAAGTGACATTTTGAGGTAATAGCCGTGCGCATAAGCCAGGCGATCAAACTCGTTAGGGTTGGCGCTCAACGTTGTTTTGTAATCCGTGATCACGATAGCCTCTGGATATGTGACCGTTTCGAATATCGGGTTCCCGCGCTCGTCATAACCTGTCAGGATATCGGCTTCAACGTTCTTGCATTCGTCTACGTGGTCAATTCGGATCTTAACCTTCACGCCGTTGATAACGCCGAAGATGGAAAGTTCACGCTGTGCTGTCGGGCTATTCATGCATGCATTGTGTTCCGGTACTGATTCCAGAACCTGGCGCATAGCAACGCATGCGTCGTAATCTTTCGCCGGAACAAGTTCAACGCCGTCCGCTTTTGCTTCCCACTCTGCCAGCAATTCGATCAGCCACCACACGTTAAGCTTTTCGCCGCAGCGGTGGAGCATTTCGAGAAGCTCAGGGTAGGTTTTCCCGCTTGTACCTTTCAGGCCGAAAGATTTCAATTTGGCTGCTAGCCCTGCCTGGCTTGTGATCAGATCCTTGTAATCTTCTTGCGCTGGCGCTCTGCGATACAGCTTTTCGAACAGCGCTCTGCTTTCGAAATTGGTGTGTGACTGCGTACCGAAAACAAGCGGCTTGGCCTTATCGTCACGCTCTTTGAATCGCCAGGATGCTGGCGATGAACCGTGAATTTCTGCCAGAACAGAGCCGCTAGTGTATTCAGCCGTCCAGCTATTTGGATCGTGATATTCCTCATTCGGAAGCTCTGCGCTGGTGAAAACCTTAAAGTCACTCATTAAATAATCCTCCGTTGCTTGTGTGACCTAATCATACGCTTTTAGCGCATTTAGTCAATAGTGGCGTTGTTATTTTTTGTTTTCTAAACATTCCTCAGGTCATTGATAACAAAATTCACCCGTAAGTTGTTGAATACACTTGTTGTTATTTTCTGTTCTCGTGTTCCTGATTTTACGGGATGGCTTTCTCTCCCCTATGTATAATTTCATGGGATTCAATATAACCAAAATTTAACATATAGAAATTTTCAGAGAGGCAGACAACCAAATACCCATGGAACAATGGAAACAAATAAAAACAAATATAGATAATAATAATACTAAAGTATTGATTTTATATATATTTATATATTTTTATAGGTTACTTTTTGGCCTCTGGCTGCTCAAAAAATGAGCCAAATTTAAGCCCCCGCATTTTCGAGAACAGCGAGGAACAAAAAATAACAAAATCCATTTTAATGCTTGCATTGCTCGCAACCTGGCGCTATAGTTAACCCGTAAAGACAACCACAAAGAGAGGTAACACAATGAAAATCAAGTTATTCGTAATCGCGCTGTCAATCTTTGCTTCATCAGCTATCGCAGCAAAGAACTCAGGAGCAAGCCACGGCGTAAGCAACATCGAAAATCAAACGAAGATTTACGAGAACACAACCGCCGGACGTGAACGCGCTGATTGGTCTGAAGGTCGGGTTATTGAAAAAGGTAAATCAATCCAATGCTCAGATCCAGCTTTCCGGCGCTTTGGTGTAGATGAAAATTGCTAAATAAAAGGGGGCACATTGTGCCCCCCTTTTTTATTACGCTAAGCTAGACGACCATGAGCCAGAACCGCGCGCAATCATCATTGTTGGTGAGTACAGGTTGTAGGCCAGCCCTCGCATATCCACGGTTATAGTAGCCGTTACGGTTGAAGAAGTAATTCCAGTTACAGCATGTTTGATTGGTGCATACACAACACCAGAAGTACCAGCATCCGCCCCACTGAATCTATAACGCTTTGAGTTGCCAGCAATAGTAATTGTGAAGTCAACCCAAGAGGTATTGCTTGTTCCGATAGCCTTTATAACCGCATCAACGATTACAGATTTTGGCCTTGCAGTTCCTGAGCTATCCTTGAAGGTTATTGTTGTCGTAAACTTCCTGTCTGCGTTTGAGCTATCAGGAGCAACATATACGTTCGCAACGTCGCCAACAAAGGTGTCTGCCTCAACTGCACCCTTGAACTTCCCGCTCGTGGCGTTAACCTTCCCTGTGAACTCGCCGTTTGTGGCGTAAACCGTACCTCTGAATGTTGCATTGCTAAATTCAGCATTGCCATTCTTGAGGATTCGCCATCCCTGCGAACCGCTAACAAAGTTATCAGACTTGATCTCATTCCCAATCATCGCGTTAGTGATCATGCCGTTCTTGATCAGTGCGCTGTTAATGATAACCTGCGAACCTTCAACCACGAATGGCAACATGTAGCTCCCGCCCTGCTTGACCATCACTCCGAAACGAGCCGCATCAACCAGGAATTGAGATTTAATCTCATTACCCTGTTGAATCAGAGAAAGAGAAACGCCAGCGGTATATTCAACACCAGCCCGCTTGATACCAAGCTTAAGCGCGTACTGAGAACCGATTGAGCCAGCCGTTGTAACCCAAGTGTCAAGCTTCTGCGTGATTGCTGATTCTGCGTTTCCGAGTCGTGAAGAAAGCGCCGTATCAGCCGTTGCTCTTGCCTGAGCCTCGTTTGTGATCGCCTTGTTCACTGTGCTGATATTCGCCGCTAAATCCTGCTTAACGCCGTTAATCTGCCCTGTGAACTTGGAATCAAGCGACGATACAGCCTGTGCTCGTGCTTCCCTTTCGTTCGCGATCGCTTCCTGAGCGCTGCTAACGTTGGCATTGGTCTTGATAATATCCTGCTGAACACCATCAACTCGACCGTTCACACCGTCAACTCGACCGTTCACGTCAGAAACCTTTTTCGTGAAAGATGCATCCAACTGCTGAACCTGGCTCGCTCGCGTTTCCGCCTCATTCGAAATCAGTTTTTTGACTTCGGTAATGTTTGAGGTGATACCTTCGTCGAACTCAGTTCTCAGCACGTCAACCGCTTCAATCCTCGCCTCGGTTTCGTTCGCGATCAGCTCCAACGCTTGACCATGTTCCGCCTTGCGTTTGCCGTTTTCTACTCGCGTCCACTTAAGGTTAGTATCAATCGCCAGCGCGTTATGGATGATGCTTTGTGCCTGGTCTTTAACCTTGTTTGCAGTATCAACCGCATTCTCTTTCAACTCAGTAAAGTCAAGAGAATCAAGGATATCGTCCAGGATATCGCCTAAAATATCATCAACGTTTGTTGACGACATACCGCGAGCAAAATCAGTCCATGCGGACACGTTACCGATCTTGTCTACGCTTCTCGCCCTATACCAATTTATGTATCCAGGGTTCAGCGTCGCATGCCAGTATTCATGCTGCGGATACGGAACCAGAGTAAGCAGTGTGGCGTTTTCTTCGCTTGGGTGACTGTCTACGTCGGGCGCTTGTTGCAACTCAATGTAGGCCGTGTCTCCTGCGTTTTCTGGTATACCCCATTTAACGCGAATACCAAAGATCTCATTGTCCGATGCGGTAAGGTTGATTGGAGGCAAAGGCTCGCCAACTTTACCAGTAAGCGCAGAACTAACAACCGCCGACCAAGGCGACGCGCTGCCGGATGCTGAAACAGAACGAACGCGCACAAAGTAGTTCCCTGAGTAAATACCCTCAACCTCAACTTCTTTGTTTGCCGTCTGCGGCGTATTCAGCCAGTTCCCGTTATCCTTCCTCCACTGCATTTCGTACAGGCTTGCGTATTCAACCTTATCCCAGCTAACAACCATCGTTTCGATGCTCTGCCCCTGCACAACGCGAGAGTAAGAGGTGATCTTGACGTTTTCAGGTGCTTTCATTACGTCAGGGTTCACAATGCTTGTTGGCCTGTCGTCGATGTTCACGCCGAAATCAATTTCATCGTACTTGTTCGGATCGTACTGAACCGCCGTAATGCTGTACGTGAATTGCTCCTCGTCGTCACCGCGAGTGATTCCCGTAACAACGTACTGCTGCAATGCAATGTCTGTGCGGTCAATAGCAAAAACCGTGTCCGGCTTTACTTCGAAACCAAAACCAACATTAAGCTCAATCGTTTTTCCGTCCGCGCTGATACGCGAGATCGTGCGCTTAACTGGCTTTCCGTCAGGCTTGTTAACCATGATGAAATCACCTGGTCGCGCGTCAACCTTAAACGGCAAGAACACTTGCAGACCGGAAACCTCCATGACTCGACCAGATAGGTTTAGAGTCAGGTTGCTTGACCAGAAGTTGTCCGCAATCGCGATCACGTCGCCAATCGTCGGAATCATACCCTCAAGCCCTGTGGCAAAGTTTACCGTCGTGCTTTTCAGGTTGGTCTTGAGAATCCAGCGACCTCGGCGGTTTGCCTCACTGCGTCGTGTGCATCCAATGGCGGTTATGCTCGTCGGGTTATGCCCGAATCGTAAAGCCGCCTCAGCGTCAAACACCCCCTCGATGTCCTGCGAGTACATGTTTTGCTCGTCGTCGAAAGTGACGTTGCATTGTGTGTACATGCTTTTCTCGCTGGCGAAGGTGTACTGAAAATCGCCGTTAACAACGTTGTCATTCGTGAATATGTAGGACGGATCACGAGGACGGTCAACCACGATTGACAGGCTTTCGCCGTTCCAGAAACTCATTCCACGGAAGATTGAACAGATATCTCGGATTAGGTTGAAAGCCTCAATCTGATTCTGGATCACCACGTCGCACAGATAGCGAGGTTCCATTCCGCCTTTACCGTCTGGAACCATCTGATCGCAGAACTGCGCTGCTTCGTAGATGCTCCACTTGTCAATGTCAATTCCAAGCTCGCGCTGATCTAATCCGTATCTCTGATTGGTGATCAGGTCGTACAGAACCCAAGCGGGGTTGTTCGTCCACGCCTTTTTGAACAGGCCGTTCCAGGTTCCGTTATACTCTCGCAATTCTGGATCGTAGTTAACAGGAACGTTAATCAGCTTCCATTTCTTCTTGATGGAAATGTTCGGGATCTGGTTCGGGAAAAGCTCGCTATCGAACTCAACATAAACGAGACCAGTCAGCGGATAACGGAATTTCGCATCCACAACCTCGGCGTAACTTTGCAACCGGATCGCGTCAATAACTCGATCTGTTTTGCTGTCCTCAGTGATTCGAGACACGCGCAAAATCACTTGCTCGTTGAAGTCAGGCAAGTCAATTCGACGGCTCCTGTCGTAACCGCTTGACGTTTTACCAGTGATCGTATCTGTCAGGACTCGCTCAAAAGAGCCACCGTCTACAGCCATATCAACTGCGTACTGAACTGAAACGCCCACAAGGTCGCCGTTGGATTCCTGCTTAACGCCGCGAGGCATGAGAATCTTAACTCGGATCGCGGATAGGTTCTTGTTCGTCACCGCGATATTGAATGGCGTTGTGGTCGTAATGTCTCGCTGAACCGTGATTTCGCTTGCGGTATCGGTAAAGCCTTTAATGTACTCCTGCGTCTGCGTACCTGGTCGAAACTCAGCCGTAACACCTTCGTAATTCTTTGTGCCGTCTGCGTTCTCAACAGGAACGTTGTCAAGGAAAAGGTTTTTCAGTGAAAAGTCCGGGTCAACCTCTCCGTCTGAAACAGCCAGGAGGATTTTGATTTTGTTGATGGAGATCAGGTTATCTTCCATCTCTTTCGGGGTGTACGGCTTGGACGAACCCCCTTTACTTCCGCTTATCATAAAAACGCCCTCCGGTTTTAACAATTTGTGCTCTTTTAGGCTTGCATTATAGCAACCAAAGAAAAACCCCGCAATGCGGGGTTTCGTTTAAACTTTATCCTCTGCGTAACTGCCTGAACTCCAGATCGCTCCGCCGACCGTCCTCAACCCATAAGGGAGTGGAAGCGGGTAGCCAGCCGCCGTGGTATTCACTGCGCCGCCGAAAGCATAGGACGGCTTGTTTTCTGCGCTCCTGGCCTCAAGAGACATTCCGCCGCGCTGCGGTGAAATCATCTGCATCACGCCACCGAGAACCATAGCGCCGCCCATCATGAAAGCGGAGGATGCAAACGCACCCATAGCCGCCAGCGATGCACCGCCAGTAAAGAACGCTGTCGCCATAATCGCCGCGCCCAAAACAACCTGGAAAAGTCCGCCAGATTTAGAGCCTGTTGGGATCGGGATAATCCGAACCTCTTTAGCGCACCGCCAGGCTTTTTCGTTGTGCTGACCAACGTTAACGCCGTCAACAAAGATCGCGTAATGCATACGTGAACCAACTTCACTTTGCATATAGTCTTTAAAGCCCTCCAGACACGCAGAGAGCGCACGAATAGCTTCGGGGTACGAATCCACGGCTAGCTCGTGAAAAACGCCGAAGCGACGCCCCAGCGAGCCAGAAAGCTTGATTGTCTTTAGTGTCTGCATCATTTCATTAGCTCCTTATGTCGACACACCATTACCGTATGTTCCTGATACCATCCAGAGTAGATATCGGATCTGGATAGCTTGCCGAAAGCATGGTGTAAAATCTGGTTGTTTCCGGTGTAGATTCCGGCGTGGTTCCATACTGGCGCTTGCAACTGCATGATTACCATATCGCCTGGCTCTGGATCTTTACCTGTTGGAATGAAACCCTCTTTCAGATAGTTTTCCTGGTAAAGGTTTTCTCCGTGCTCCGGCTTCCACCATTCGTAAGGTTTTCTGAAGTCATTCAGTGTCACGCCTTGTTCCTTGTGCCACGCCATGATAAGCCCCCAGCAATCATAGGAGCCAAGCGCCCACGGTCGACCAATCAGAGGACGAGTAGCAGGTTCAACCATCCTCATATCACCTTCCGGCAACGAAACGATAATCCATGTTACGCCGGATTCGTCACACATACAGGTGTCGTGTGCGCTCGGTAGCGTGGTTGCGCCGTCTCCCGTGTGGCTGTGAACAATGGCGATTATTTCAGCGTCGCCGTCCAGCAGTTCTGCGTACTGGATCGCGTCCATCTGGAAGTGTTTCTCCGGCTCCTTGTGAACGTTGTCGATCCGGTGATAGCGTTGAACTCGTGACTTTTGGGTAACAACCCCGCAACATTCAGCGGGGTAAACGTCCTGCGCGTGGCGCATGATTTCCAGTTTAATTTTTGCACTAATCATTGATAGCTCCTTAACAGTGATGCAACAGCACAGCCGCCAAAATCCAATTCATTACCATCACCGAAACGGATATTGCAGGCCGTAACAGTTCCGGCGCAGTAATCTTGGCTTGGATCGGTGACGGGGTTATTGTCCTTATCGAACATTCGCGTTCCGTTGTAGCCGCAGCCTTTACCGCTTCTGTACCATCCACGCTGCGCCCAATAGCAAACGCTTTGAGTGATGCGCGGCGGAATCATGATCCCATCCATATCATATGGTGATGTCAGTTCGAATCGCGCAACACTTTGGTTGCAATAGCTTGGTCGCTCGACGTAATAAACCAGCTTGCGATAAGCGCCGTCCTTAATGCTGCCGTCCGGCTGAATTAGCTCCTTAGGTGTAATCCAGATCGTGACCTTGGCTTGCATCATTCCGTTATAGGAACGGATAAGCGCCGAAACCTGGCTGTCAACGTTCGACAGCGTTAATTGTGGTTTCCCTGCCTTGCCGTCACTGGTGAAGCTAATCCCTGTGATGCCGAAAGGTCGCGCCCCGTATGCCTCGCCCTGGAACATGATCTCCTTTGGTGGCAAGGTTCCGCTCTCTACGGCTTTCATGATTTCCTCTGGCGTGTATTGCACGTTCTCGTTGTGGAACCTGTAAACCTGTGCTCCAAATTTCGTGCCGTCAACCTCTACCAGCGTTACGATCTCGCCAGGGTAAAGGCTCTGCAAGCAGTTTTCAAATTCTTCTTTTCCGGTAGCCATTCTGCCCTCCTATTCTGTTGGTTGCCTATTGTAACACCAATAAAAAAGCCGCACAAAGGCGGCTTTGAATTACGTCATGCTTGTAAACTGCTCTACAAAAGTTGCGCTTACTTCCTGAACGGTTGCCGAGATCGGCTTGGCTGCAATCGTGCCGGACTTGACACGGAACAACCCAGCGCTTCCCTCTGGCGTTATCCAGGCGAACGGCTTTATCAGGTGCGATCGCATGAACGCAAGAACATCCTTGTAATCCGTTCCGGCGTACATGATCGAATAGCTCCGCTTAGCTGTGTTGAACCCTGAGGATGCTACCTGCGTATAACCATTCCCAAACACCACTTCACGAACAGAATCTTCTGTTGTAAGGCTCCCGCCCCCTCCTTGGGTTTGGGTACACCATTTAAACATTTCAAGTTTAGCCAAGATTACCTCCTTTCCATCACGAAATTGTAGATGCTGCCGCCCTGCCCCATTTCTCGCTTGAGCAACTCAGTAACCATCATGCGGACGCCAGTTTCGAGACCTTTTGGATCGCTACCGTTGTTCACGTCAACATTAATGTCACCGAACGAGAAAGCAGTTCCAACGCCACCAGAACCGGAACGGCTGTAACCAGAACCGCCGACGCTGCCGCCGTTAGCATATCCTCGCATTAAGCGGTAAAGATTGCGAGCGCCGATTCTCTGCGTTGCCTCCTTGGTGAAAACGAACTCGCCCTTGTGAACCACTCCGGCTGGTTCGTACTTCGCCCCATCTCCGGTATATCCGCCGCTTGCGAACCCAGCGCCTTTCATTAAGCTGCCAAGCGTCCAAGTTTGGCCTCCCATCAATCCAGACAACGCATTGAAGATAACCATTTTACTGATCATCTGAACAATCATCTTAATGATGCTGCTCGCGAAATCAGTGAAATTGGCCTTGCCAGTTGTCAGGAAGTCGGTCATTTGGCTGGTAAGACCGTTCAGCGCAGCGCTGGAAATTTCCTGCACATTGCCGTACATGTCCGTTGCATCCCTTGCGTATTCGTTCCAGGCGTTTTTAGCACCAGCAAGCCAGTTGCCCCGTAACGCATCCTCTTTCTGGTAATACTCGGTCTGCTTCTTGATCATTTCCTGATAAACCGGATCATCAACCGAGCCACCCTTAGCAAGATAGTTGGATCGGATTTTATTCAACTCCTGCGCTCGCTGAATCTCCTCCTCGGTCATGCCCTTCTGTTTCATGTCAAGAATTTCGATCGCGTCCGTAGTCTGCCGGATGAAGTCAACAGAGTTTTGATAAAGCTTGTTGCTTCGCTCCTGTAGGACAATCTGATCGCCAATCTCCGCTTTCTGGCGTTGCAGTTCAACAACCGCTTTCTGCTCTGCGAGTAACTTTTTCTCGCCGTCGCTTAGCGTTCGCTGACTCTGCGCTTTCTCCAGGATCTCGATCTGCTTCTCGGTGCTCCATAAAGCGCGGCGCTGGTTTGAGATCACGTCGTTAATCGTGCGATGCTCTTTCAGCGTTTCAAGCTGCGCCTGTAGAACATAAAGCTCCTTGTCAAGCTGCTCTGTTGGGCTTCTTACAATGCCGCCCTGCTTCTTGGTTCGGTCTTTCTTGTTCTCCAGCTTTTGCAGTTCTTCAAGCTCTTTTTTTCGAATCGCTACGTTCTCAGCCGCTTTCTTTTTAAGCGCTTCATCGGATGATGCTGCAACGTATTTCTGATCCTCAATCGCCTTGTTTAGCGCTTCCTGAGCCGCTCGGACTCGGTTCAAGGAAAGGTTCTGCTTGTCGATTTCTCCGGCTCGCTTGGCAAAATCAATGTTGCTGTCCTTAACGATCTTGCTGATATCGGCGTATTGCTGCTTGGCGAAAACAAGAGCCTTGTTGATAAACCCAAGCTCTTTATCAGCCAGCGAGCCACCGCCGCCGCCAGTTGGTGAAATGTACTGGCGTTTCTTTTTGAGAACTTCGAACCATGAATCACCAAGTTCAAGAACCTTATTCATGTGATCAGCGATCTCGTTGTTCAGGCTTACGAAACTTGACGCGCTCTTGTAGTCCTCTACCTTCTGCCGCGCTTCGTCGTAGCTGTACCCGACATTCACAAGCTTCTCGATCGCTTCCTGTGCGCCGTCCTTGGTGGTAATGTACGCCTTGGAAATTTCTTCCGCGCTCTTGCCGGATGCGTCAGCCAGCGCCTGGATTCCGAGAGCGATCTTATCAGCGAACTCACCAGAAAGCCCCGTTGTGTCCTGAACGGTTTGCTTGATTTCCTCAAGCGCTTTCTCAGCCGTGTATGTTTTGTAAGCAAGGATGCCGATAGTACCCGTCAGCGCAGCAAGGCCAACATTAAACGGAGTGATGAACGTAGCCAGCGCTTTAAACATCGGAACCAAGCCGCCGAACGAGTCCTTAATCTGTCCGCCCTGCTGGATTGCCACTAACCAGATCGGCATGCCGCCAGCAAGTGAAGTTGCAACGTCGGTGATCTGCGCTGGTAGCAACCTCATCGCCTGTCGATACTGCCCCATGGAAACACCAAGCTTACTCGCGGCTTGCTCTTGCTCGCGCATCTGAGCGATAAACGGAGCCGCCTGTGAAGTCACGCCAAGTTGCGCGGCTTTCATTTCTAAAAGCTCGGACTGTGTTTTCCCAGCCGCAGCCGCTTGTGCTTCAAGCGCAGCAATGAATTTCTGAGCCTCCGCCGCTGCCTTGGCTTTCTGCCTTGATTCCTCAAGCGCCGCTCGCCCTTCCTCGGTTAAAGCCTTTCTGTTCATCGCTAGCTTGTTGCTTTGAGTTTCAAGCATTTCGCTCAACTGGAAAAAAGTCTCGTCAGGAACAACGCCTTTCTTCCACAGCTTATCGAGACCAGCCGCAGCAACTTTCAAGCGTTCCATTTTCGTTGCAGTCGGATCAATCGCCGCCTGTACGCTCTGGAACTCTTTTCTCTGTTTCGTTAATTCGTTAGCCAGTTCACGCGCTCGCTGTTTGGCAACAACTTCCTCATTAACGAAAGATTCAATTCCGTCAGCGGCGCTCTCGGATGCCGCCTTGAAATCCTTTAGCGATTTGATCGCGTTGTTTACTTGCTCGACGTTAACGCCAAGCGTTAAGCCAGCATATTGTTCAGCCATAATCTAACCTCCAGAAACGAAAAGAGCGCCAATCGGCGCTCGTTTATTTTCCTGCATTAATCATTTCGAGCGCTTTGCTTTCCATGATCCGCAAGTCATTTAACGCCATTTCCCGATCTTCAACCTTGTATATGTCAAAGAGCATCGGTAGGACGTTGTAGTCGAAACCATACGCGCCGCCACCCGCCGATCTCCATTGCGTCTGCATAGCGCAGAAGATATCCCATGATTGCATCATGGTTTCATCAAATATCACCTCTGGCGGCTCCTCGTCCTCATAATCGGATCGTGTAAGCCCTACAGCCTCAAGTTCTGCGTCCGTTGGTGGCTTTTGATAAAACAGGTAAACGGCGCGTTTTAGTTTTTTACTCGCTGACCAGCCAGCGCGGAAAGATAAGCACCAGTCAGTGCAAGCGCAGCGCCTGGATAGAACTCTACAAGAGTCTTTGCATTCTCCTGGTTAAATTCTTCCTCCAGGTTCCATCCTGTAGCCAGCTTCATGATGAAGTCTGAATCTGTGACGATGTTTTCAGATTCGTAAAGCTCCTGCACCTCTTTAGCTTTCAGGTGTCGAACGGTGAAAGTGATTTCGCCCTCGTCGCCATTAGGCATGGTGAAAGTTACCGGAAGTTTAAAGTCTGGAAGTGGTGCAAGCGTCAGTTTCATCTTTGCCATTGCTGTTTCTCCTAAATAGCACTTTTTGTTAAAAGTGTTGTGAGTTGATTTGATAGAGTGATTTTACAGGAATAAAAAAAGAGGGGCAAGCGCCCCTCTGTGATTACTGCTGATTTGCTGGTAGGAAGGTGTAGCGACCTTTCAGAGAACAGGAAAGGGAAACAGTTTCCATTTCGTTAACCGCAGTCTGCGGGATCTCGTTAAAGGAAAGCACACCAGCCCAGCAACGCATTTCTTTCGCTTTCGGTACGTACATGCGCATCGCGGTTACTTCGCCTGATTCGTCAGCGGCGCGTAACAGCGGATAAATAGCGTTGTCGTATTCGTGCGCGAAAGTGTAGGTCAGCGAAACCGCGCTCTTATAGGTTGGTAACTGCTGCTCCTGGTCGTCGGACAAGCACTGGTAAGTGTAATACTGTTGCTCGCCGCCGTCCTGCGCAAGATCCTGAACGCATGGGATCTCAGTCCATGCCCCAATCTTGGCAATGGTTGCGGTTGCGCCCTCAGGGAAAACGTTAGGATCGGTTGTGTCGATGCCCTCTGCGGTAATCTTCGTGTCCTCGCTCGCTTTAACTCGCAGTACGCGATCAACAAGCTTACCCCATGAGGAAGATGTTACGATAAAGTAACTGCCAACAGCAAACTCAGCGCCGCCTGAGGCAACGGTGAACTCTGGATTCTCTGACTTTGAAACGGCGGTTGCTTGAACTTCATCGCCGCGATTTGATTCAACAAAAATCTGTGATCCGTTTGGAAGATGCATAAATTATTCTCCTCTTGTGTCTACTCGAACAACAAACCGGATCGGAACAATCCAGCCTGTCTCTGATTTCTGGACGGGGCGAACAGCCGCGCCCTCATAAATATAACCTACGTCAAGCATTTTACCATCTTTGAAGAAATCAGCAATCTCTTTCGCCAGTAACCGCGCCTTGTCTGTTCCGGTGCCAGGTGCGAAAACAACGTTGACCTGAACCATCCCAAGATAAGACACACATTTACGATCCAGAGATAGCCGAAGCGGTTCTGACTCTACGTAGTGGAAAGCGAGCCACATTGAACCATCGCCAGGCGGAACGAAGTCAACGTTCTCGTAAGCGATAGGATATCTGCCCTCGTACTCGACAGCCAGCGCCTTTCGCGCCGATAGCATTAGATCATAATCCATTTAAAGCCCTCGATTTTCTGATTGCCTCCGCCATGTAAGATCTCAGACGCAAGGCGACAATCCCAACAACGCCGTTTGGCGCTTGCTTTGAATGACCGTATTCAAGCGCGTTAGCGTAGATTAGCATGTTTGAGAAGTGAACAGAAGTAACCGCCGCTCCGCGCCGGAACATCCCGTTTATAACGTTCTCGCCAGCCGCGATGGTTTTGTTTCCGGCCTTGTCGTAGTTGTTTAGCGCGTGGAGCGGGATCTTGTTTAGCGTCACCTGCCAGTTGCCACGGAATCGACCAGTATCAACAGGCGAACCCATAACGAGCGCCTTGTGAACCTCTCGACACATTTCTTCCACAGCAAATTCAAGACCCTTTTCCGCAGACGCGATCCACTTATCTATTGAGGCGGTAAACTCTCGGATTGAGTAGTTAGCCATGAACCGCAACCCTCCGCATGATAGGACGGTAAGCAACAGTGACATTCGTTTGCCTGATTGGTCTTGCTTCTACGACAACAAAAAGCTCACCGTCAATCTCAATTTTATAGCCATTCTTGATCTCAATGTCAGAGTTGAAAACGCCAAGCTTATCTGTCACTCGAATAGTTTCACCGTCAACCTCTCGGACGCGAGGCGATCTTACAAGCCCTTTGATGTATGTCGATTCCTCAGGCTTTTGAACCTCAACGCCTCCAACAATCTCAACGCTGCCCTGTTGCGTAATGCAGCGAAACATTCCGCTGCTGTCACTGAAAAAGCCTATAGCGGCCTTTGCCATTCTTGAAACGTTCTGGTAATTCATCCTCTGCACCTCCGACGCAAACCACTGATAAGACCGAACCCGCCGCCATATTTGCGGTTTAGTGTTTCGTACATTTTACCCCAAGGTGTCTGTCTGATCTGCTTCTCGCTTGAGTCGGAAGCTGACACGCGATCGAACGTCTGCGAGAACTCACCGTTCAGAGAGAATGAAGATACTCGCTGTGAATAACTATCAACTCCGTCACCTTCCTGCTTCATTGCTCCGTCAAGAGTCATGAGGTGGAGCGTATACAGCGCCAGCGCTTTATTGTATGAGGATTTAAACCTCTTAGGGCAAACCATTTCGCGAGCAAGTTCAATCCATGCCTCTATCAGCATGGGATCTACTTGTTTCATTGGTGGCGCTAACCTTGTGATTTCTTCAAGAATTTCATCGTTCATTCTGTTACCTCCAGATACTAAAAGAGGCGCATTAAGCGCCTCGTTTGTTAGAACTCGCCGCCGTTCTCTAATTCGGCTTTGGTTTTACCTTCTGTTGGATCTTTGCGTCGTTTTTTACTGTCCTTCTCTTTGATTTCATTGTTCAGCTTGGAATTGTCTTTTACTTCCAGCTTGCCTTTTGAGATCAGGTAAACAATGCCGTCTTTCTCCAGATCTTCGGATTTCAGTTCAAATTCTGCGCCTGGAAGATAGCTTTCGCCTTTCCAAACGATAACGCAAACGCCAGTGTTAACTACGGTGAAGGTGTCTTTTTTAGCCATTGTATTTTCTCCATAAAAAAAAGGGGAACATCAAGTTCCCCTATGGTATTACACGCCAGTGATCTTTACAAGAGTCAGAGGGCGATAAATTGTCAGGCCAGTGCATTTAGAGGTGCAAGGAACCTTGAAATGCAGGTCTTTTGGCTGAGCCGGAAGCATGTTAAACGCTTCTGGAATCTCGATTGACATGTTCATCGGATCTTTCTCATAGACCAAGACCGCTTTCTTGCCAGTGCCGTCAATATCTTCCAGTTCCGCGATCGCTTCAATGGTGATTCCGGCGTTCTGCTTCTGGAAGTAATCCAGGTAGCTCTCGGTTGTCTCCGGCATGCGAACCATCAGAACTTTTCGCATTGATGGAGGAATCAGAATGTGGGTAGCGCGGTGCTGTCCGTTGGTCTGAGTCTCCAGTTTTTCCAGCGCGGTTTCCAGGTCAAGTTGTGCCGCTTCTGGTCGCTTGGTGTCACCATCAAGCCATTTCTGATCTGCAACAATCTCGGTAATGTTCGGATGCTCAAACACGCTAACGATTTTGTGCGGCTTGGAGCCTTTGAACACCAGACGGTTGACAAGCTGATCGTGTGCCAGTTGCGCGGCGTTAGCCTTGCGAGTTGACAGAGACTTGCCAGTACGCTGACCCGCTTTGATTTCGTCAATGGAAATCAGGAAAGCGTTACCCAGGCGGAACACCTTGCCAAATTCGCTGGACATCAGCGCGTCTACGGTTGGCAGGTCGTCGGTATAGTCAGCGATAATCTGAGCCAAACCAACTTTATCAAAGGTCTGATACTCAAAGGTCTTGTCCGTGTCCGACAGTTCGTTAGTAACAGGGAACACTCGCAGCGCGGAGCCTACCGGATATTCTTTCTCGTAGGCGGCGGACTTGATCTTGTGTAGCTCCTGAGCCGTCCAGATACCAGCGGTTGTCGCGTCTGCTTTTTCGCCTCGCGCCATTAAGTGGGAGGCGATAACGTTAGATTCGTATTCATCGTATTTCTTGGTGGTCATATTAAACTCCTTTAAAAGGCCATTGATAAACAACAGCCTCATGATAGCACTTTTTGTTAAAACAGCAACAGTTTTTTGTGTTATAGCGCAGTAAACACAAACGGAACGGAAGCTTGAACGCCTGAGCCGTCGTTAGCCGTCCAGTTCAGGAAAACTTCACCGCTCATTCCTGGCTTGCAAGCCAACATACAGCTTGAATCATCGCGAGGCGTTACGGTTGCGATCACCTCCTGACCAGAGATCTCTGTTGCGTTGTCAACTGACCAAGTTCCGGTTTTGTCGTCTGCGTCTGCTGGCGCAACGTCAACGGTTGCAATAATAACCTTCTCGTTAGATTGTGGGCTTGGAAGGTTAAGGTCGATATCAGCGCCGCGAACAAGCTTTTCACCGCCAGCCGCGATATATGGCGCATCTTGCAAGATCTGAACTTCGACAATATAGAACAGGCTGTTCCATTTCTGCCAGCCTCCGGTGTAAGTCCACCCTGAAATCTCTTGACCTTGAGAGTTAGCGAATCCGTCAGCGCCAACTTTTACAGGTTGCCCGAAGGTAGGCTGACTGTCGATTGTCTCAGTGAGAACCCAGGCGCGACCATGCGAGATAACGTTAATTGGTTCCCCTGACGGGTAAGCCATATAACCTTCGTCGTCCAAGAACGTTTGCATGTTGGTTCTCATAGCTACGCCATAAGCCAAGCTCCGCGCCGTAAATTTGTCAGTGATCTCTTTGTACTGTCCATCGTAAACAGATTTTACCGTTACGATCTTGCCGCAAAGAACGCTCGCCGTTTCATCAGAAACAAAACAAGCACCGTCAATGTTATATTCGCTTGAGTCGCCAAGTGAACCAGGGCATTGCACCCCCATCAAGTTACCGTAATCTGCCATTAAATTTTCTCCAATAAAAAAGGCTCCAAAAGGAGCCTTTAGATTAGCAATTAATTAGACTTGGTGCAACTGAACCTCTGCAAGATACAGGTCGCCAAACTTGGTAAAGCCTCCGGCGTAAGTCCAGCCAGTTACGATCGCACCAGCGTTTAACACTTTACCGTCAGTGTCCAGCTTAACAGGAGCGCCGAACGTCTGCGCTGCATCGTCTTTGGTGATCATCCAAACGCGACCAGCGGACATAACGTTAAGGCCACCTCCAGCTTCGTAGATCATTTCACCGTTTTTAGAGGTGGTCTGGAAGTGCGAGCGGATAGCTACACCATAAGGAACCTTGCCCTCTGCCATTGGTTCAATGACCTTGTGACCGTTCAGAGGTTCAACGGATTTAACCGCCACGGCAACGCCGACAAGAATGTCAACATCACCGTCAAGAACGCAAGCGCCGTCGATGTTATACTTCGCGGTGTCGGAAACCTGACCAGGAAGCGCAGCCGCCATAGTGGAGGTGTAATAAGTAGGAATCGCCATTTTCGTTTCTCCTTAGTTCAATTTGTTCAGACGGGCGTTAGGATTCAGAACTTTATCCTCTGCGTCCGCTTTTTCGTTTTTCTCTGCGTCGCCTTTTACAGCTTTACGCTGTGCTGCCATTTTATCAGAGTTTTTCGCCAGATCAAACGCTGCTTCAATGTAAGCGTCGGTTTTTTCTGAAACGTCGCTTCCTGTGACTTCTTTAACGTATGCGATCTTGATGCCTTTCGCGTCCAGACCGTCACACTTCACGCCAGCTTCGCCAGCAATAGCAACCAGTTCGGCGTGGGCTTCTGCGTCAGCCTTGGCTTTCGCAACAGCTTCCTCGATCTGAGTAGGGATTGAGTCAACCTTAGCTTTCAGAGAGTCGCGCTCTGCTTCCAGTGCGTCAGCCTTTGCTTTCTGCTCGTCCGCTGCGGTTGCGATCGCGGTGATGTGGTCAGCCACTTCTTTTGGAATGTCGAACTCTTTTGCGCCGTCAAGCTTGATTTTTACAGTCATGATTTCATCCTCTTTGTTAATTGAAACGATATCATCATACGGAAATTCCTGTTCGCTATCAAGGTTTAATTTTGCAACGCCAGCGCGACCACGGAACACCATTGCGATATGGTTTACGCTGATATTCGTTTGCACAGCGTCGAACCGTACCCAATCGTCAGAATCAGCTTTCCAGCCCTCCGGCATATCTTCATCAAAGAAGTATTCACCTGTTGCGTTGTTACCCCAGCCTGGACGGTCAATATCAACGGAAGTGTAACCAACAGAAAGCTCTGGAGTGATCTTGTTCTTTGCGTTCTGGATCGCTCGCTTGTCGTAAATGCTTAGCGGAACCTCTACCCCGATCCCGTTCGGAATACCAGCGCCAGCGCAAGCACCAACAACAACCTCTTTTGCATTGTCAGGCGTTACCGTCACATGACCGATTGTGATCGGCTTGCCGGAAAAAGTAGCCAGGCTGTCAGCCTTGAAAACCTCGGAGGCGGGGCGAAATTCCCGACGCTCACCAAAAGGAGTCTGATAAACCTGTAAGCCAATTCTGGCTACGATCGGGCGGTCAACCAGAAACCCGTTTTCGTCAATCTTCGCCTTGAACTGAACGCTATCAAATCGTTGTACTTTCTTCATTATTTGCCCTCTTAAATTTCGGTATAGCCCAACATCTACAGCCGTACTCCTCGCCAGGGAATACGTGAATTTCGTTTAATGATATCTCTTTACCTTCCCATTGTACATGCTTTAGGCGCTCGCGCTCGTCCATAACTCCACGCCAGATATAGGAGTCAACCCCAGCGTCATAAAGCCTCTGCCTCATGAGTCGACTATTCCAGGAACCAACGATTCCGGTTGCTCGGTTGCCAGCCCAGGAGGAGTAAACCGCGAAACGCTTTTCCGCGATCTCATTTACCTGAGCGGTTTTCTTTCCGGTAAAGTTCGCCTGTCTGATATTGCTTGACCAATCGTTAATGATGTTGGTGAAAAGCTTGTCATAGGCTCCGGCGCTCATGTTGTACCATTCTCCGTAAAGCGTCCTATACCATTCTTCATCCTGGTTAGCGCCGTACAGGATCAGAAGAATCACCGCTTGGTTGTCAGCGCCGCCAGCGGATTTCGCCACCTTTACCCACTGCTTGGAGTTGAACTTGTACACCTCCGCAGCAATGGAGGGAAGCAAACCAATCAGGGATAACGCGAGGTTTTTCGCGAACTCAGTGATTTCTTCCTCCGCCGTGCTGATTTCCTGATCTGTAGCGTCGAACTTCATTGATCGCGTTTTTCCGCGCATGAATACCACGAGATCCCTTACAGCCTCCTTTAAGGAGCGGCTAAGCCGCCGCTCCGTAGCTTCGGGAAATCGCCATTGCTTAACGATTCCTTTTACCTTCATTGTTGATCACCCTCCGTTCCTGGTTCCGGTTCCGGCTCTGTTTCCGGTAGCTTGATTTTGTCAGTGTCCTTTAATTTCAGGCTTGGCGCAATAGCTCGCAGCGTGTCGCGACCTTCTTCAACGTCCATAAACTGACCCTCAATAGCCGTATTGATTGACTCAATATTTTTGTTCAGGATTTCAGCTTGGTCTTTGTCGCTAGGAACAGTAAGCGGATCGAACGTAATAGACCACTCTGTTTCCGTGATCAGGAACGGGAGCAAGAACTCAAGGATCGGTTTATAGTCCTCTTTCCGCTTGCGTTCAATAAGCTTGTGATAAGTCTCAAGCGCTGTGTTCTGGCTTGCACTAACACCGCCTGTGTTTTTGTTTTTCAGGACGATTTCATGAATACCAGTTAACGAAACAATGCGATCCATTTTCTTATCAAGGAACGTGTCTACGCCGGAAATATCGGAGTTTAGAACCTCGTATTCTTCATCGTTCGCATCAATGCCGATCGCTCGACCAACGCCGCTCTCGTCGTCAACCTGAGCCAGGCGCAGACGCGCAGCGGAAACCCCTTCCTCGTCGTCGCACAGATCAGCAAGCCCTCGCGCTTTCCAGACCGCCTGTTGCTTGCGGCGCAGTAGTTGAGTTGCCAGTTCTTCGCAATAGTTGTAGTCAATAATCGCCTCGACAAGTCGCTTGTTGAGAATCGACGCTCCCCAACCGTCATTCCTCCGGCGCTGCTCGTTTGGCAAACGCTCACCGTCAATGATGCAGATTCGCGAGTAGTGAACGTAATAATCAGGGATGTCGCTACCAGGCGAAATCTTGTAAATCAAAGGCTCGCCGTAACGGACGCTCCGCGCGTTCGTCTCTCGCTTTTCGATCGTAACCTGGTATCGGTCATATACCCTGATATCCTCCAGCGGTGCGCCTGGCTTTACTGGCGATTTCAGCATGCGCCCATCTTGCACGATTGCCACGATTGCGGAGCCGCCGAACAAGCGCGACCAACAAAGAGCGTCGATAATCTTTGCGTTCAGTCGCTTTTCATCCCACAGCGAGCGGAGCGCGGCTTCGTCCTGCACACCGTCAACATTAAAGCCTGGTGTCACCATGTCCTCAGGGATAACGTCAATGATTTTTTTTGCCATGCCGTCATTCTCATAGAATGAGGCGAGAGTTTGGTTTAGTGCGCCCTGCATATAAAACGGCTGCGCAACCTTATCCCCCTTAAAGATCTCGTTGTAGCCGTCGTACTTAACGAGTTTTGTTTTATCACTCATAGTCTGATCTCCAATAATAAAAAAGGCTGGAAAAGTCCAGCCTTTATTGTACATGGTTTTAGCAATTCGTGCTATTTCTTCCTCAGACCTGCAAGCTTTTTCATTCTTGCAACCGGATCGTCTGCCAGGTTCATTTCGACGTTAACCGCATCAACGATGTTATCAACAATATCGTCGTTTGGGTGCGAGTCGTCGAACGTGAACGCCGCCACCTCTGCCAGGATCTCGTTTAGCATTGGGTGACTATCCGGCAACGCCACGCGCCCCGCCCTCATTACTGGCGCTGCATCCATCGCACGAGTAACCTTGTCCGTGTTTCGCTGTACGGGGTTAATGTCGATAGGCAAGCTCTTTTTCGCCCCCTGAATCAGACCAGTACCGCTCGCCTTGTCCTCTATGTGGATTCGCCGCAGTGTTCCGCACTCCTTGTTTCGCTTCCAGCATTGGTTAACAAACGCCTTGAAATTGGTTTCAAGTTCCGGCGCTTCCCATTTCCCGCGAATACCATCAATGAAGTAAACGCGATCCTTGAACATGCCCCAATAGCAGAAAACGGAGTAGTCGTTTAGCTCACCTGCTTTCTGAGCGGTATCGCCAGTAATGAACGTGTATTCAAAACGCTCCGGTTTTGGCAATGTGCATTTTTCGCCGCTGCCGTAATACTGGAACCAATCCACCTTAAACACGTTGCCGCCAAGTGCGATCGGCTGCTGCTGGTATTGCGAGGCGAACGTGTACGGATCAGCTTCACGCAGCGCAAGAAGCTCTTTCGCACTTTCCTTTGCAGGCCAGAACGAGTAATGAGCTACGCCGTCGATATAAACTGGCTCGCTACTCAGAACATCGCGATCGAACTCAGGCTTTAACCAATCAGGAAGCGTGTCTCTGTATTCTTTCGTGACCAGCGCCGGAATGCTCACAACTTTAAACTCAATGCCGCCCATTTTGCCGCTCGTCATGAACCACGTCGAATCGTTGACGTGTAGGCGCTGCTGAACCATCAAGATTGGCGTTGTGTCCTTCATTCGACGAGAGCGGACTGTGTTCTTTAGGCGCGTGTGTATCGCCTCGCGGCGAACCTTAGAAAACATGTCGTCCGGCTTATCTGGATCGTCAAGTACCAACATCCCTGTAAACCCTTCGTCCATGTAGCCGCCACGCAAGCCCGTTACCTGTCCGCCGATGGAGCGAGAGTTTACTTGCAACCTTACCTTGCCGTTGCCGTCGTTTACAATCAGGTCTTTGGCGCTAGCTTTCGCCAGCTTGCCAGGCCATAATTCCTGCCACTCTGGAGATCCGATAATTTCCTTGATCCTGTTGCTGTTCTGCTGAACAAGGCCGTCAGAGAACGAGAGGTTCAGGTTTCTAACCTTCCGGCTTTTCAGCGACGCATAAGGCGACATATGGATCGAAAAGATTTCCGTCTTACCTGAACCTGGCGTGATGTTGAAGATCACGTTCTGAGACTCGCCGGAAATGATTTTCTCCACCTCGCTACACAGGTAGCTGAAATGCCAGTTGCCAAGGAAGCGCTGCCCCTGCAAAATAGGGAACCAGATGCGGATCATCTTTTCGAAAGAGTGCTCACTCATTTCTTTTATTGCGCGCTTGTGCGCTGGCGTTAAGTCCTCCCAAATAATCATTTACTTGGCTCCTTAAATCATATCCAAAATATCTTTGACCGCTTCGCGCACTTCCTCGGCGTTAACGTCATTGATCGCGGCGCTCGCGTCTGCATTCGCTGTTACGTTGATGCTTGCTGGCTGGTCAACACCAATATCTTTGGCGATGAATGCGGCGTTGACAACGCCATTAGCGGCAAGCTGGAATTTCTGCTCGTAAATCACTGATTCAATGAACTCCATCACCTCAGCGAAACCAGGCTCTTTCTTCCATTTTTCCATTGCGCATCGCGACCAGTTGCAGAACAGGCGCAAGCCGTTGAACGTGAAGATTCTCGGCTTGTTGATTACGTCCTGATAGGTCTGCCCCTGGAACGACGATGTTTCAGCGGACTTGATCGCATTTTCCTCCGCCCATTCGAAGTATTTGACGGCAAGGTTAAACACCTGCTCCGGCGTGTATCGGTGCTGCTTGGTCAGCGTGGCAATGTCGCCGTATTGCTTGTTGTATAGCTTCTTGAAATTGTATGCCGTGTGCGGCTGTCGCTTTTCTTCTCTGCTCATGGTTAAACCTCCTATCGTTGGAGGCCAATTATAACAGGCACAAAAAAACCCCGCAATGCGGGGTTTCTGTTAGTCCAGATACTTGACTGTTTTGTTTCCGGTTCGGTATTCCTCTTGAATACCTGCGTGAATCTTGGCGGCTACGCTCAAATACTTACCGCGAACCTTCCAGACCTTTTCTTTTTCGCTCCACATTGCGGAGGCGAACCAGCCCTTTTTAATTGCGAACTTCTGCGCCATAGTGCCGAGGATGAAGATCAGAGCAAAAGCGATAAAGAAACCGATAAATAAGCCAGTAATCATTCTAAACTCCTTGCATAGTTAATTGAAAATTGGTGCGTTTCTGGATTTGCACCGGATAGAACCTTTGCGCATTGAATCGCATCAACCATATTCTGCGCTTCAACTTCGCATTCAAAATCTTGCGTACAAGAACTGCACCGCCTACCCATTCGCCGGATGGTTAGCTTAACCTTCCACTTCATCGGGTTTATCCTCTTGGATCTTGATCATGAAGTCGTTAATCCGGCCTAACATCGCTTCGCCTTTCTTGAATCGCTTCTTGTATCGCGTCACCTCACCGCCTCGGTCAATGATAATCGTAACTTTCGCGGTTTCTTCTGGATATCGTTTCATTGCTTTCTCCTGTGAAAAGATCGGTGCGTCTTACGAATTAATCCGCCTTGCGGAAACCTTCTGCACACCGACGTTGTTGTGTAGCTCCGCGCTACTCGTTCGGCTGCTAGGCCGCTCTTTTGTTCACGGGGCTTAGGTTAACCAATCAGAGGCGTCACGTCAATCATTCTCGGTCAAAATTCTTTCCCCAGCGTCCGCGCAGATATCCGGCGAGCCAAATAAACTGCGTTTTGGTCAGGAGCGTCGCGACAGGCTGGTAATACTTGCAGATGATACCTGCGGCGATGCGATCGTATTTCTCGTCCTTCTGCTCAATGCGATCTGCGATCTCGTTTACGCAATCTTTTGCCGCGCGCTTAACGATGTTGAATTGTGCCTCGTCTAATCCGAACATTTTATAACCCTCTGCTAACCCACAAGTTGTACATTTCGAAATAATGCATTGCTGAATCTGTGTCGCCGCGCTCAAGTGATTCGTTTTGCTTCTCTGCGCACCACTGCGACGGTTTTTTATAGTCAGGCATACAATCACCCTCTTAAAATTAGCGCCCCTTAGAAAGCGTCTGAGGCGCTTTAAACACTATCAAATTTCGTTAAATTTTCCATCAAGGATGTTTCGGAGGTTGTTCAGTGTTTTCAACTTCCAGCTATCCCATTCCGCCGAACCTGGCTCGTAGTTTCGCGGCGAGCCTGGCGCGTCAGTTGTGAGATCATCAATCAAACAGGCTACCTCGTCAACAACAAGCTCTTTAATGTGCTCGCGCTCGGCGTACTCGGTTTCAATGTTTTCAATAGATTCAAACGCCTGAATCACTCCGCCTAAAGTTCGTTGTTGGTCTATCGCTTCGGCAAAATTATCCCAAATGGCGCGACGCTCTTTCTTGTTCTCGTTGGTTCCGATATGATAAGTATGAATGTAAATCATTCTTCAATCTCCATCGTTTCGTGTTTGCGTTTCCAATCTTCGATCGTCTTTTCTGTGTATCCGGCTTCATGCCGCCATGCTGCCAGGCTTGCCGCCTCCGTGCTGCGCGGTGAAATCTCGTTCTCAAGCTGGATGAACATTTCCCGCGCCACCTGCTTTTCGATCGCCATTAGGTCGATGGTATCGCCTAAGGTTCTCCATCCGAGGCACTCAAGCAGAGTTTTCGCTTGCTCGTCTGACAGGTTAATTGTGATCATTATTCATTCTCCACTCGGTCAAATTTAATCAGTGGCGCATTCTTCAACATAGCCACGTCTGGATCGTACTTATCAAAAGTCACCTCATAGCAGGTTCCGCAGTCGTCGATAACAAGCCCGTAACCAGTTTCCGTCGCTATAAGCTCGTACTGACAACCAGCCATAATAGCGCCATATGTGCGACGTGCTTCAAAGTAACTTTCCGTAAATACTGCCATTTTGTTTTCTCCTCAGTTCGTTTCGATGGGGTAACTATACCAGCCTACCCCATCGGCGTTTTAGCAATTCGTGCTATTTATCAGAGTTTTTGCATTTCCTTGAATGCGTCAGAGAAAATCTTCGCCTGGCGAGCCAGCGCAACCAACTGATCTGGATTTCGCGCCTCGGTGAAGATGTCATAAAGCCGATCAACAACCGCTTCCGCCGCAATGCAATCTCTCTTGTGCATTTCTGCGTACTTCTCCAGGTTCTTGATCTCGCGCTCGGTATATCGTTTACCGTTCACCATGATAGCCGCATCGCTTGTCACGGTAATATTGCCGCTGATAATCCCGTCTCCGATAACCGCATTCTGGATATATCCGCCCTTGCTTAGGTTCCGAATCGCTTGCGCCGCTGCGCGTTCCGCTGATTCCATCGCCTCTTGTGCGCTTGGGTAGTTCACCCTTACGAAACAACCGTCCTCAAGGCGTAGAGTTGGAGCGCCAACCGCAACGAAACACTGCTTGCCGTCGTCGTCGCGAACCTCGGCGCTCTTGCCGAACCATCCCAAAACCTCATACGATTTGAACTTGGTGAATTTGTAGCTGGAATCTTTACGGTTAACGCCCATTGCAATCACATATTCTTTTTTCATTCTACAATCTCCCATGATTTACCGTGTAAGTGAACTGAATGTTTAAGTTGGGTGAAAATCGGCGTTCCGCTTTCACCCTCGAATGTGTAGGTTCCTGCGTACCGTCCTGATTCGACCAGTTTTGCCTCGTAGACTTTACCTGGTGCAATCCACGGCGTTTCGTCGTGGTCAGTTCGGATCTTGATGTTCTTTACCATGCATCGATTTCCTCGTTAGCGTAGTCGTCGAAATCGTGCTGTGTCAGTGGAACACCTGCTTTCTGTGCGTCCTCGATCAGCTCAAGAAGTGAGTCCGGCATTAAAATAAAATCCTCCGGCGCATACATATTAGCCATTGTTCGCGCCCACTCGCGCAGTGAGTTGTAACCACAACGGCGAGCCGTGAAAGGCGTTACCAGGCTATCATCCCAGCCGCGAGCAAGTGCGGCGTTCTCGAATGCGTTTACCAAGTGCTTGCGAATAGTTGCCATTTTTATCTCCTCTGATTGGTTGCTTTGCTTCAATGAGGACACTTTAACAAATGCCCTCGCGGAAGTTTTAGCAATTCGTGCTATTTGATTGGGTTTTCGCTTTGACCTGCTAGCGCTTCCCTGATCCCCTGTTTTATGCCGTCGCTCTTTCCAGCCAACGCACCAGCCACAAAGAGAACCAAGCCGCCAACATCGTTTGTAAAGCCGTCAGTAAGGAAAGTACCAACCACTACCAGCAGAACACATAACAAGAATCTCAACATTAGAACACCCTCTGTGAATCAAACTTAATGCACTCAATTACATAGTCGCGCCACTTGTGCCAGCTATGGATTTCATCAAATACGTTCGGTACGCTCTTAAAGTCAATGCTAAGGAAGTGATCGAGTTTATACTCCCAATTCCCTGTAAGCCAGTTTCGTTTCTGAACGAAAACGTGATGCTCTGGCTTTCCGAACGTCACGCTATGCACGATCAAGATTCGATAGCGTGGCTTTAGCAGTCGGCTTATAACATCATTGCGCATTCAATAACTCCTCTTAACGCTGCGGCGGTTGCCAGGATTAACAGGCCGAACGTGACGGCCTGGTGAAAGTCAAACGGTTCTTTCGGATTGCCCGTATCTACTAAAAGCATGTTTCTATGATTTCCTCTGCCGTGTGTGTCGGATCTCCATCCACCAGCAGGAAATCATGTGTCTTGAGTCTGTAATGGTAGCCGTCCATGTTCAGATAATCGCGGCTGTCACCTTCGAATGTGTAACCGTCGCGGTGCAATCGGCAAATATGAACCTCGAACCCTGCGCCGATTATCGGCTTGATCTCGTCTTTAAATCCACCGTCAGTGATGATAACTGGATCGTCACACTCGCGAATCTGTTCAACCATGCGCCGCCCAAAATATTGGTTTCCGAACTGAGGCTTGATTACGTCCTCGCTAATCCAGATCATAAACCGCCGTGGGCTTTTACCGTTCAGGAAAGCTTGTGGCTTTTCTTTCTGCTCCCTGTCGCTGTACGCGTCCATGAACAGCTTGTAATAATGAGCGCCAAGCATCGCTCGTGCAATTTCGAACATCGGCTTCTTGAAGCTGCGCATACGGCAGAACCACGGCGCAATCATCGCAATGCGGTTCCCGATCGTGTCTTTACCTGCGCCTGGTGGTGCGTTAAGAATGATTACCTTTTCCATTATCGACCTGCCTTGTAGTTAGTTTGAAGCTGCTCCCAATCCATGCGTTTTGCGCTGCTACCGCGAGCCTGTGTTTTCTTGCGACGCTTGCGAGGCTCCCCAGCGAACTCCCCATTCTGGCGGCGGTCTTTCTTGGAAATGATTTTCTCGAAGTTACGCATTTTATTTCTCCTGTTTGCGTGGTTGCTTTCAATGAGGACACTGTAACAATGTCCTCGCGGAAAGTCTTTAGCAATTCGTGCTATTCAGTTTCTTTGCTGCTTTTCTCGCCATTTCGCGATAATCGCGGGAGGTGAGGCGCATCGGGTCGATAACGTGGCTTGCCACAAGTACGCCATCGCGTTTGATATCTTCGATCCAGTGGTCGTGGTTGTTGATTCGGTCTGCCGGACGTTGGATCATGCTGAAAAGCATTCGCACCGCACCGCTGTAACCAGGCTGGCAAGCGCCGCGCTCGTCACGGTACATAGCAATCTGCAAATGCCCGTTGTTAGCCACATGGAAAAGCTGGATCTGGCTACCGCCACGGCTTGATAAGGCATACATTGCATTGCGAGCTAATTTCATTTCGTTTTCCTCTTGATTGGTTGCTTTCAATAAGGCGGCTCGTGAACCGCCTTGCGGAAAGTCTTATGCTTCGAAGCTGCGGAGTAAAATCTTGTCGTCGCCCATGCGGTCAGCGGTGGTAAACCATGAGCCTAGAGCGTCATATTCGGCGGCTTGCTCTGCAAGAAAATCGATCTGGCTGCTGCTGAACTGGTAGACACAAACAGCCTCGCCAGTTGATGGTTTCACCAGGAAGAAGCTCTGCTCGCCGTCAGTGATGTCAGTAGCGGTGTAGATTTCGTATTTCATGTTGTCGTCCTCGTTTGTTGTCGATGGGGTTACTATACCGCAACCCAGATTTCGTGTTTTAGCAAAAAGTGCTATTTGTCGATCGCGCAAAGTAAAACAGGGTTAATCATGTCGTCGAATCGCGGCGATTTCGGATCGTTGTTCCAGTGGCAACCAGTTCCGTTGTTAGCCATTTCGACCAGGCGCCCCAATGCGTCCTTGCTGTACGTGACCACTGTATAATTCAGCCGAGCGTCAAACATGAACAGTGACAACTCGCCGTCAATCTTGTCAATTGCCTTGTAGATCTCAAATCGTTTCATTCTAACACCTCCAGGATTTCAGCTTCACCCCAGCCAACCATGAACGGGAGCGGATCGGCTCCGTCTGGAAGGTCGCCAACGTTGCCAGCAACGGAATCGTAACCGATGCGCAGCAGTTCACTCATTGGCACGTCCAGGTAACGCAGATTATCGCTATATTCACCAACAACCTCGATCGGGAATGTCAAGTGCTTCATGCCGTCGTAGCCGCCGTGATTTAGTAACAGTGCCTTTGCTTTCATTCTACAATCTCCCAATCTGCATGTGCGCAATCTTCGAATAGGCAATAAGAATAATCGCCTTTGTCGTTTTTGATTTCGAAACCGCCTGGATTGACGTGCGCACCAGGGAACACCTTTGATTCATCACCCTCTTTCGAAACCACGTCGTAAATCTTACCGTCTGTCAGGTATCCTCGACGGGCTTTCAGAATGCAGCGTACTTTCATGTTTAACTCCTTCGTTGTTGGTATGGGTGCATTATAGCGCCCCTCTCGGAGCGCGTTTTAGCAATTCGTGCTATTCCGACATAATATGGATGCAAACAAAATCTTTTGTATGTGCGCTTACAAACGCTGTACGCACTTGTGGGATGCGCTGAATTTCCTTTAGTGTTTCTATCACATTGCCCTTAAAACCGTGTAGGCGTACCGTTCTGTGCGTTTTTGGCGGCATTCCTTCTACCATCTCTTGTGCTGTCATTTCTTAATCCTCTCACATTTAACTTCTGGCTCATTTTCATACGGAAGAATCAGTTTTCCGATGATGCGAACACCGCTGACCTTCCGGCCTGTTTCGTAGCAATGCCACTCGTCCTTGTTGAATACCTGCTGGTATGTCGCCCAGCCAACTATCACCATGCAACACGCCAGGACGAAGAAGCAGCCGCCAAATATTAACTTGACGAACAGGTTATCATTCATCATCAACACCCTCCGCACCGCAGCGCAAGCAACGACCATCAACATTGCTGAATAAGTGCTCATGCTCGCACCGGACGCGATCGAGAACCTTCACGCCGTGTGATTGCAGGTGTGCGTGTGGCTTGTCGTATTCCGTCACCTGATAGGTTGTAATCCCCAGGCTGCGGAAGTGCTTAACCACTTTTGGCGAGTCATCGAACGCACATGTGATGTGCTGCAATCCGATGGTGCGTAACACTTCCTCTTTGATAACCGTATCTTTCCGGTTGTCCTCGGCGCGGCGCATAATAAGCCAATCATATTTTACTTTGTGACGGTCAAGCCAGATCATCGTGTCAACCTCCACTTCATCGGATCGACCAGTCAGGATAACCACGCCCATTTCTGCTTTCCACAGCGCGTTAACAACATCAATCGTGTTCTGGATCGGCTTGTCTCCGATAGCTGCGCCATTAAACGCGCTCCAGCTTTCAGTTAGGTGCAAGTCCTTGGTCGGCAACAGGTGCAAGCGGTGCGTTCCGTCCGAAAGTGTGCCGTCCAGGTCGACGATAACCACGCCGCGAGTGGCTCGAAGGTGGTAGGTGCTTCCCCAAAGTTCAAATTTCAGCATTACAGATTTTCCCCTTCTTCAAAAATTGCCTTTAACCATGAGCCGCGCAGATAGTCGTTCTCGGTCACTCTTGCGGCTACCCCGGCGCACTTGAACCAGTAGCTCCCGTGTTTGTCCTGGTAGTAGACGCCGCATGCATTACCAGGGCAAGCCTTGCGGAAGTCGTGCGGGAGCAACTCGCCGTAGAATCGAACCTTAAGGCCAAGCTTTTTGCGAATCCAGTTTTTCATTTTGCATTCCTCAGTAGTGTGTAAAAATCCAGGCGAACATTGCCGCCCACATGACGGCATGAAAGAAAGTGAAAGCGCTCATTCTTCGATCAGCACCAAAATGTCAAGGCCAACCATCTTAAAGAAATCGGATGCGCTGAATGATGATTCCACAACCAGATCCTTGCCAGGCTTGCGCACCAGTACGCGCCCGTCCTCCAGCCAGTAGGTCATGCCGTTGATGGTATTGCGGTATTCACGAGATTTCATTTTGAGTTCCTCAGTTTGTTGTTGATGGGTGTACTATACCAGCACACCCGAAACCGTTTTTAGCAATTCGTGCTATTCGTTAGCGATGTAGACGATACAGCCAGCCCAAATCACACAGAACAGGAAAAGCAGCAAGCCCTCAATCATCCTCGCATTCCTCGCTGTCAACCTCCACGATGGAGCCGTCCAGGGTTAGGGTTGGATCGATATAGCGGATATCGCCGTCGTCGTCACGGACGCGCAATGTAATGTAGCCGAACACTGGATGCTGGCAATATTTCGCTTCATACTCGCGCCCTGCGGTGAAGTCTGGATAGTCGATGTTGAACTTGATCATTATTTGCCCTCCATGATGTATGCCAGGTCATTAAGTCGATTTGCAATCTCCCGCGCCTGTTTTGGCGTAAAGATGCCGCGCCACGCGATTCTTTCGCCGTCAAAGCATCCGTCAATATGAATCTTGTCGTGTCGCTCATAGATTCTCATTTCGTCGCCGTGCGTGTCCTGGTGAATGGTTTTAACTGCCATTATTTGATCTCCTTTGGTAGATTGACTGCGCTCTTTGGCTCGCACACGTAGCTGAAATAGTTCTCGTCATACCGGATCTGGCGTTCAAGCTGCAACGCAAGCATGTTAGCGGCGTTCTCGCAAGCGCGTTCTCCGTTGAACTCAGCGCTCACCATTGCCGTTCCATTGTGACCAGCGCCGATTACCGCCAGCAGTACGTAAGTTACCATGTTGATTTCCTCTGTTGTTTCGATGTGTGCATTATAGCGGGGTCGCGCCCCGCCGTTTTAGCAATTTGTGCTATTTCAACCAATCAGGGGTTACTGGCTTTACTGTGAACTCCTCCCGATTTCGAACAAGAATCGACATAGCTGTGTCTAGCTCAGGCGATCCTACAACGTATTCTCGTTCCATGTCGCCGGATACCAGGGCTACGCGAGGTTTACGCAGATTGACAACCTCAGCGACAATCAAGTCCCAGCCCCTGGAGTTAGGGTTGATTTGCATGCTCTCAAGTTTTGCCGCAATGGTTTTTGCAATCTCGCGCATTTCGTTCTGGTTCATTATTCACCCTCCATCATTTCACGGATCATGTTCTGGTAAAGTCGGATTCCTTCGAGCGCACCCTCTCGCGCTTCACCTTCCAGGTGCATCACGTTTGGCATGCATCCGACAATCTTGTTGGCGAATTTAGCAACAGCTTTTGCTTTCACCTGGTCGATCTCGTCACCGGAAATCACGCGACGCTTTACGCTCGTGTCGACAGTGATAGCAAAGTATTTGCCGTACTCGTCATGCACACAAGGCTTAATACTCAACCGTCCAGCCGCCTTAAGCTCTGGAACCCGCGACATTATGGATCGAATGTATGACGGGTTAATCTTGTCTGCCTTGCTAAAATCCATGTCGAATAGCTCAACAATCATCTGGTATGTCACCGCCACGCCTTGGGGGTGCTTGCCCTCCGCCAGTTCAACGGCATACTGCCGCAGCTTGTCACAGAATGCGTTCTTTTCGATTCGTGCCATTCGTACCTCCTATCGTTGACTCGTTGGCTGCATGGTATAACTGCCAGGCTCCCGTGTCAATGTCTTTTTTTTGCGATTGGTTGTAGTTTTTCTGGCTCCATCACAAAAACGGGACTTAAGTAACTGATTTGGTTGCTGTTCTGCTTTTGTAACCAATGTATCCGTATTTAGGCCGCAAAATAGAGATATATACACATACATCCACCCAATGACGACGCACCAGCCTGGATGGAGCATAGGCCAAGTTAACACTGAATGGAAGCCATTAATATGATTTAGTGCGCGTATAAATATTAACCAATACCATCTAAACCAAACTAGCAAGCATACCCCTATATGCATAGAACAATGAATACAATAAAATAAAATAATTAATATATATAACATAACCTATTGATTTTATTATTATTATATAGGTGATTCCGCTGTAGTTTTTTGTAGTATAACGTTGTCTCAAAGTGCGGAATTGATTTCTGATAACGCCGAGAACAAAAGAGAGCAATGAGAGTTTTCGGTGAGCGAAATTGAGCACTGGCGAACCCCTGGTGATTCTCACAATCAAATCCAATCAAATTTAATCAACAATCCTCAGATTCAATCACGACGTGTCACGCATGAACAATCTGATCATAAAAGTGGTCAAACAATCATCAAATTGCACAGCTACCGGAAGAATAGCACTTTTTGCTAAAACTCCCTGATCGGTGTTTGGCATAATACATTCATCGAAACGAACATGAGGATTTAGAAATGAACATCAGCAAAACCACCATCAACTTTGCTAAGAAGCGCGGCCTGGACGTTACTGTTGAGGACTTTGGTGAAGGTGAATTCCTGGCGATTTGGGAGGCTGACAACGACTGCGAGTGGATGTGTACCTACCGCGTGAATGAAGATGGCTCCTTCACCTGGCATGGCAATGTCTATCTGCGCCAGGATGTGAAAGAGGAATTGCCAGCGACTATCTTCGACGAGCGCCAACTGCGCAACGTGATCAAGTTCATCGCAAGCTCTTGCCCTCAGTGCTTCTAAATAGCACTTTTTGTTAAAACCAATCAGAGGCGATGCGCTATCATTGCCTCAACAAAACGAGATTGAGGATTGAACCATGAAAGCACACAGCATTGCACAGGCGGCGAGCTATGCGGAATATGCTTGCATCACCTTCACCATGAAGCATGCCAAGAACTATCTGCGCGACTGCGGACTTCCACTGGAGCGATTCGAAAAGGCGTTGAAGTGCCGCCGCAAAGAGGACTTCATTAGCGAAATGTGGACTATTCAGGCAGACGAGCGCTGGAGCGGAAAATGATTAACGACAAAGGCACAGAGTTAGATTTCGTTTGGATTGGCGATCGGGAATACTCCCGCATCCGGTATAGTTGCGGTCTGGCGATATACTGCGTCTACCTGGAGAAGCGCGATCAGTTCGGGCGACGCATTAACCGCCAACTCAGCACGGACGGGATAAAGCGCAAAATTGACAAGGCAATTGAGGAGAAGAAAAAATGAAAGTTTATGTAGTTATGGCTTGCACTTACTACGACGGCGATCTTGTTGATTCGGTATACCTCAACGAGGAGGACGCGAAAGCAAGGGAGGTTGAAATTGATAACGGCGCTACCGGATGGGCTGATTACGGATCTGTTATTGAAATGGAGGTTTTGTAAATGATCAAGAACATCTATCGCGTAATCATGCGGAGCCGTCACGACAGCAAAGTTTCGGTAGCCTACCAGGGCGACAGCGGGGCAATCGCAACTTCAACCTATGAGGATCTCGTTAAGCGACCAACAGTGATGCAAGACTTCAAGATCGTGTTGGAAGTGATGAAACCTGTAACCGTATGGGAGAGCAATTAATGAAAGTGACAAAAGAATTACGCCAATTCTGCCGCAACAACGGCATGAAGATTTACGTTAGCGGCGCTGGTCGTTACCTGTTCAACCTGTACGACATGCGCACCGATCGCCTGATCTGCAATTGGGAAAAGAAAGGAAGCATTCTTATCAAGGGCAAGATCAAGACGCTGAACGAGGCAACCTGGGCGTTGCTTCCTGCTATCATCCACAACGAGCAAGAGTTGGTTGACGCGATCAAGATCATTAAGGGGGCGATTTTTGAAACTGCTAATTCTCGCTAACGCCTGGATGATTCCGGTCGCCAATGACCACTACGGCGGCGACGGCAAACGAGCACCTCGCCACTCATATTTCAACTGATAGCACTTTTTGCTAAAACTAACCTGGGGCGAACTGGTATAGTAGACCCACACAAACGAACTGAGGAGAAACAACATGAAAATCAAAACCGCTCGCATCATCGCTACACTTGACTACAACCACAGAGTAATCCTTAACATGAACAGCATGTCAAGGAGTAGCAAGATCAGAATCGTCAATGTCGGAAAGGATGCATACCTCATGCAGGGCGATCACAAAACAAGCGTTGTCAACAAAGAGGAATTGATCGCATCGCTGGAACATGCAAGCTTTTTCATCGAATCTTGGCATGCCTGATTGGTTGGAGGTGAAACGATGGTACAGGATGCATTCTTTGCGCGTCTGCAAATGGCAGAAGAAGCAGGACTGAATAAAGAGGCCGCGCTTGAAGTGGCCTACAAGCTCAAGACTCTCGACGAGGCTCTTGGTGATATGGATATGGATATGGAAAGCGGTGCGGCTTTCGCAGATCCAACGATGATTGTTAACGATTGCGGTTGCGAGTTCGATCCGGCTTGCCCTCGCTGCTTCCCGTTCTGAGGTGAATATGAAAGGTTTAATTTTCTCAATGTTCGACGGCTCCGGCTATGCTGCTTTACCGTGGGCGAAGGATGGTTACAAAGTAATCTGTTTCAATGCCGACCAGGGCGATCACGGAACCTATCAGGATGTAAGGATTCAACATCCCAACATCGAATACGTTAACGCCTGGATAGATAGCGACTTTGAGTTTCGCGCGCGTCATGAGTTTTACGGCAAGCCAGATTTCATTATGGCTTTCCCTCCATGCACAGACCTAGCTAACTCCGGCTCCAGGCATTGGGCGAGAAAGCGAGAACTGAACCCAAGATTTCAGGAGGAGGCCGCGAGAACGTGCCGCATCGCTGCGAACATTGCGGATTGGTTCAACGTTCCGTACATGATCGAAAACCCTGTAGGCAAGCTGAATACCTTATGGAGGAAACCGGATCATACATTCCATCCGTGCGACTTCGGCGGATATATCCATATTAAGGATGAAGCTCACCCAGCGTTCCCTGACATCATCCCAGCGAGTGACGCATACAATAAGCGTACTTGCCTTTGGACGGGTAACGGCTTCCGCATGCCTGAGGTGCTTCCTGTTGATCCGGTTGGAAATGACAATCCAGGCTGGAAGAAATTAGGCGGCAAGTCTGCGCGGACAAAACTTATCCGCTCGCTGACTCCGCGAGGCCTGGCAACCGCGATCTGGTTAGCTAATTCAAAATAGCACTTTTTGTTAAAAGCGGGTCGTTCAGATCCGCTATTATTATCTCAACGAAACGAATTGAGGATAATAAAATGGCTCACATGATGAAGAAGGTTGATTTCCTGGCTCTGGTTGAAACTGTTAAAGAACCACGCCTGAAAACATTTCGCGGTTCCGTATATCTGTACGACGGCGATAAATATGTCGAGGAAATTTACCGAGCAAGCAATCTGAAAGAAGCGGGTATTATGTCAGCCATGAACCAGGCGTTCAAATATAAGAAGTGGATGAACAAATGAAAACCAGAGGCTTGGGTAAAATCTGCTACGACTTAATGCAAGCCCTTGATAAGGATAGAATTTCCGCAAAGGACGCCAAGCAAAAGTTCGCGGAATATTCAGGTTTCAGGGTTTCAGCGAGAAGTAAAGAAAAACTTATTCATGCGCTAAGCGCTTATTCAAATATCAGGAGTAAAAAATGAAAGTTATTCGCAATGCCGACAACAAATTAATGAAAGGTCGCTATGTTGAGGATTTATCTTTTGAGTCAGTATTCCAGGTTCGCGAATTAGCAAAAGGCTCAAAGTGGCAGGATGCAAATATTAACGACTTCCGCGAGGTGAAAAGCAAGACAATTAAATGCACTTGGGTAGACCACAAAAACCCGTCGAAGAAAACATTCAAGGCTGGCAAGCGATACCAGATCGAACAAGGGCGAGTTCTCGGCGGCGTGGCTGGCTACGTGTTCGACGAGGACGGCGACCGCTGGACGCTGTACCGAGAGGAGGTTGGTTTTTCTGCTGGTGGCTGCTATCTGTTCGAGGCTAAATACTCATGAGAGACTACACAAGGCACATTCCGAAAACCATGCTGGCTAACCAGTTCAAGATCGTGTTCTCTGACGTGAAAACATTAAGAGAGGGCGATGTTGTTTACCAGCAACGTGCGCGAGGGCGTGAGCTGCTGATCGGTCACACGTTCCATAACTCGCTCTGGTTCGACGTTGAAACGCTGGAGTGTCACAGCATAGTCGACGGTAGGCTTCTGGTAAAAGTTGAACGGATCAAATAGCACGAATTGCTAAAAGGCTGTAATATGGTTGACCTATAATACAGGTCAACCAAGAAAGGAGACTTAAAGATGTTTTTTGAGCAATCTACATTATCACCACAACAGATTATCGCTACCGCCGAAAGTCAGGGCTTGAACCCTGTTAAGGTTGCAATCCAAGCTAACGGGTATGCGCGTTCTCAAGGATTTTGGGGTGATATCAAAGACGTTAACACAGGGAATGACAAGTACCCTGTTATCTCTCTCGGTAACGACGTTGACGTTGTAGGAAAGCTGTCTCGCAGCCTGGCGGAGTCCGTTCAGTTCCCTGCATCTTCCGCCTACATGCATTTCGTCGGCTGCGTGTCTGCTGCAATGCTCGGACGCTTTACCGTGGAATATCACGGAACCGATCAGCCTACGGCGCTCTACGTTGTAACGAGTCAGCCACCGTCAACTGGTAAATCTGCGATCAACTCTATGTCTATCGCGCCAATCGTGGCGGAAGTTGAGCGAATCAACGAACAGCGCAAGAAGGAGCGCAAAAAGCTACAAGCCAAGCTCAACGGGATCATGAAAGAACTGAAAGGCGAGCGCTCAGGAACCGAATTAGCTGCGTTGTATGAAGAAAAGGAGGAGTACGAGGAAAAGATCGCTAAGCTGTGCGACATCGTGTTTCCGGTTTCCGATACCACGCCAGAAGGCCTGGCGAAAATCAACTTCAAACAGGGCAACTTTGCGGTAATCTCGGACGAGGCAACCAGTATAAACAGCTTGCTCGGTCTTACCTACGCGAACAGCGAGCGCAAGACGAACAGCGAACTTGTTCTTAAGGCATGGGATAGCGGCCACGTTTCCATTGCTCGCGCCAACGCCGACAACAACATGAGTTTTACGGCTCTTGGCTGCATGTCTGTAATTGCTCAGGACGAAACAATCAGCGGCATTATGGAAGCTGGTGCGCGTGGTATCGGTGTTTCTGAGCGTTTCTTGCTGGTTCGCGAGGAATCCTTCCTCGGTCGCCGACAGTTCGTTGATGAAAACGGCGATACGACTTATACGCCAGTTGATCCGGCTCTGAAAGCTGACTATTACAAGCTGATCCATAACATCATGACAGAACAATGTGTTTCGCTTAAGGTTAGCCGCTCTGCTATGCGCGTATTGAACATCGCTCGCCAGGAAATGGAGCCGAAGTTGGCGGACGGCGGCGAGTATTCGCACACAATGCTGCGCGGTGCGCTCGGCAAAATGGATAAACAAGTTATCCGAATCGCCTCAGTTATTCACACGATCCGAAACTGGCAGGACGTAAACGGAACCGTAACCAAATCAAGAGAGATTGACGTTGACACGATGCAAGAGGCGCTCGTGATGTTCCAGGAGTTGAGCAAGACCTACATTAGCGCTGCGAACGCCTCAGGTCATGCGGGGCAGGATGCGGAGCTTGCCAAGGTGATCGATTCAGTTATCAAGCTCGGCAAAGGCAACAAGGGAGTAATTACGGCTCGCGCAATTTACGAGTCAATCAGAAAGGTTCGTCCGTTCGTTGGTCAGGCTGGAGTTATGAAACGCCTTGAGGACTCGTTACTTCCTAAGCTTGAGGAAATGAATTATATTTGCATGACAAACAACCGTGTTTTTGTCAATCCGAACATAATTTAATGAGGTGAATATGTTCCTGCTGGATCTATACAAATTTTGTGAGAGTTACGAATGGTTTAACCGTCAGCACTTAGCGCGGTTCGTGTTCCAGCACAAAGAGTGTGAGAGATTAGCGAGAGCGGCGGGGTTTACACCCCGCAAATTCGCCTCAAGCGTTTCTCTTGAGTTTATTCCGCGAATGGCTACGTTGGGATACCTTGGAATAGATAAGGGCGTAGTGACGTGCTACGGCTCGCACAAGAGGCCGTTTGGATTCGAACTTTACAGCCTGGAAGGGGAAAGCAATAAATACATCTACGATCTGTTTCATCTGGACGAGTTGAGCGATGAAGAATTATTCTGTTCAAAATCTAATCACTATGATTACGGCGCACTGCGCAAGAAATTCGGTGTCGCATGATGAAATGATAGCGGCGCTGCTCATGATCCTGTATAGCGATATGCGAGCCAATCCAGCAAATGAGCACAACTTGCACGACGAGGACGGGGTTGTATTGGTCAACGTGAGATTGCTGGAATAAAAATAAAGGAGGCTTTAAGCCTCCTTTTTGTTTTTGTAGAATGCGCGAGCCGTCAATAGTCCGGCTGCATAAAAAAGAACCATGACGATTGGAGCCATTAAATCCTTCATGCTGTCGCCACCCTGGACAACCTGCAATGTGTCAGCCTTGATCTCGTTTGCCTGAATGGTTGAGGTGCTAACCTTTTTCTTGCTGGACGTATCAACAGCGCCAACATTCGAATCCTTGAATGATGATTCCTGCTTGCTGCTCGTGTCCTGCTTCGCCGTCAGTCCAACGGTCTGCTTTACGTTTTCGGCTCCGGCCTGTGCTGTGATTTCCGGCTTACTGCCGACTAAACCGCTCAGGGCAGACGTAGCCGAACAACCAGAAAGAGAAAGCGCGACCGCGACCGCGATGATTACCTTTTTCATTATTTCAACTCCATCATGCAGTATTTATATTCAACGGCTCGCCTGTTCTTAAGCCCTTTCGACTTCTCTTTGCGCCCCGTCTTTGGGTTGGTGAAGTAAGTCCAATTCCATAGCTCGCCGCAAGCGCCTTTGAGATCGCCACGGTTAATCTTCTTGAGCATGGTTGACTTTCTGAATGCTCCTGTTCCGGCGTTGTAGGTGAAGCTATACATTGCCGCTCGCATGGTATCAGGGATTTCAACCTTCACAGACTTGTCAACCGCTTTAGCGGCTACGCTGATATGCTTCTGCAACAGCGCGTCACATTCTCTCTGAGTGTAGGTTTTCCCAAGGATAACATCCGATCCAGTAATTCCAGCGCACACAGTCCAGATTCCTGCAATGTCTTTATACGGCTGGTACTCTACGCCCTCGATTTCCTCAACAAGAGGGGAAGTGAGAGCGAGAGCCGCGCCAAAAATTCCCGCTGTAACTCTCGCCTTAATGCTCATTATTTGCTCCTGATTTTGATTGCTTCCTCAATGTCACCATTATCAAGCGCATCTCGTAGCGCCTTGCTATCCTTCCAGCGCAGATAAGCGCCCCACATACCGAAAGCCGCCATTAAAACCAGGCTGGCAACGGCTATTGTCATTTGCCCCGTTACGGCTCCGGTAATAGATGAACCTCCAGTTCCGGTTGTAACTGCGTTCAAAAATTCTCTCATAATGTGATCTCCTTATGTATGTTGTCAATAGTTTCGTTGCGTGTATATTAACCGCCAGCGAGCAAAAACAGAACAACAAAAAAGGGGCAAGCAAACGCTAGCCCCTTATAAGGTTATGATATTAAACGCTATTTAATCGGCAAAAACTCCAGGTAATGACCGTTAAGCGGTGCAATAATGTGCTGTCCTGCACCGTCTTTTATCTTGTACATTCCGCCAGGCAGTGGTTCGGCCTCATATACAAAGCCCTCGTAGTAAGCCATTGTTTTAGAAGTGTTTCGGATGCATTCAACTTTCATAATCAAAACTCCATCATTTCAGGATAGTGAGTAAAGCGCCCGATCTCGCCGTGCTCCTTGTCGTAAATGATAACCGCAGCGCGTCGACGTGAACGCCAGCCGCCGCGAGCCGCATAAGCATCTTTCGCCGCCATAGTGGAATGAACTTCGACAATCCCCAGGCTGGTTTCAGTTACGGTCTGGTGGTGCCAGTGTCCGACGTGTGCATACATGGTTTTTGACTTCCCGAAGTCCTCGCGCCAATCCGCAGCGCACATCATCATTAACGTTTCCGGCTTGCGTACCGTGTGCCCGTGATGATATGCCAAGAACGTTTTTCCATACTGTGTATGGTGAACAACTCGCGGCGACACGTCAACATAAACTCGCGGCTCGTCCTCATACGCCGCCGCCATTGCAGCGCGTAACCAGATCATGCCGGATTGGTCGTGGTTTCCTTCGATAATCTGAACCTCAACCTCTGCGTGTTTTTTGAGCATGAGGTTAATAGCTCGGCGCGTAGCTCGGATTGCGACGTAAACCAGTTTTGCGTAACGGCTATCCTGATCCAGAACGTGTCCGCTTGCTGGCGTTACCGCCTCAAGGCCGTCAGAGTGAAGCATGTCGCCACCAATCAGGAGCACAGCTTTTTCACTGTGAGGCGAGCAATCAAGCGCGTAGTCGAAGAAGTTGTTCATTACACGCTCGGCTGTTGCCGTATCCCAATTCTCACCGCTTTCGTGCTTGTGAGCCATTGCGCCAATATGCATATCGAAGATCGGATATAGGCAAAGACTTTCAGTGTACTCTCGTTCGATTTTTGCAACTGGAATTTCTCGCGGGATTTCCTCTGCGAAAGCTTCCGCCGCCGCTTTCATTACCGCTTCCATTTGCTCTTTGTCTTTGTGCGTCTTAATCCAGGTTAGTTTTGTGTTTCCCTCTGAGTCTACCAGTTTGGACTCGCCAACAACCGCGAATCCAGGAGCGCCGATAGTGGATGTTTCGCCTTGTTTCGCCAGCCGCGCCGCTCGCCGTTCCACGCTGCGAACGTTCAGGCCGTACTCCTGCGCGATCTGCTTGTATGTTTTGCCAGCTTCGCGCTCGGCCTTAAATTGTTCGTCGGTGATTTTTGCTAATGCCATTTCTTACTCCTTACATTACGATCTTGTACATAATTGCGACGGCGATGATAACGGGTAACGGGGTGATAAACAAGCGCCACATGATTTTATTTTTCTCCTTTGTAATACTTTTTCGGCTCGCGAATCTTAGCCATTGCCTCTTTGAAGTCGATTTTTGTCGGGATTGCTGGCACACGATGAACCTTTCTCGGCCTCTCGTGTAAGTAAGTCATTTTCCCGTTGCCGATAATACTAACATCCGCCAGATCGAAAACTTTAGCAATTCGTGCTATATCGTCAGCCATTCCGGTTTCCTTGGCGTGTTGCCAAACAGCCTCGCGGCCTTGTTCAACCTTCATCTTTCCCCTCCATCGCCGCAACAATGGAGCGAATGCCGCGCTCCTCGTACTTGAACACTGGCGCGTGTCCTGTCGCGATTTTCAGCCAGATCATAGCCATACCCCAATCGAAATCGCCGCCGTTCTTTGTGCCAAGCTCAACCGCTTCTCGTGCTGCTTGCTGTGCGATCTCAAGTGCTGCCGTGCTGAAAATTTTCATTTGCTAATTCCTCTGATTGGTTCGTTTCGTTGGAAATGATTATGCCCCACTTTCGCGGGGCAGTTTTAGCAATTCGTGCTATTTCATTGCGAGGTACTCATTAAGATCGTCAAGTATCTTTCCGCTCCACGCCTCAAGTGGATACAGCTTCGCTTCCTCGAAACTCATATCCAGAGCGCCGGAAAACTCCCACGGATCACAATCAATCTCGTTAATGCATCCGTTCTTTTCTATTATATCGCACACCATAGCGCGATACAGTAACCACAAGCCGTGGTCATTAAGCCATACTTCGCGACCTTCCATCAAAATAACACCTCCGCCAGCTTAAGGATTAACATCATCGCCGCAAAAGAACAGAACGCGCACGAAACCAGGATAGTCATAAGGATCGCAAAAACCTTAAATTCGAACTTCATTAAATACTCCTTGCCTTTACTCGCTTGCTTAATACAGAAGGACAAATATCACTGATTTTTACGTAGTGGGTTTGCTGCTTCTCACCATCTTTCAGTTTTCGCATTACGAAAATCACACTGCCTTTATTGTTTCCGCTAACTGGCTCACCTGTCAGGCCGGAAATAAACGCTAATCGTCCCGTCCTGGAATACTCTTTCCCTTCCTCGTCTTTCCACGTTTCGCCTGTGATCCAGATGATCTCTGCTGCATTGGCTTGTGCGTCACTAAACCAAGCTGTCGAGTTGTCAGCCGGAAGCAGAATGTCGATCTGGTTGTCGTGCTCCATCTGCTCAATTGCTTTCAGCACAAACGGATCTGGATTGCTGTAAGGCGGATTCAGCCAAACGTGCTTACCCTTGCCCCACCAGCGTTTAAGGCAGTTCGTTTCCTTGCTGTAGAATTTATCACAGACCTTGTTTTCTTCGCTCGCCGCCGCATCAAGATCATATTCGCCGTATCGTTCAGCCATATACTCAACCACTTCGCGAGGAGTCGCCCAAAGGTCGCGCACAACGTCCGGCGTATTGCTTCCGGCGTATCGGTTCCCTGTGACCTTGTAATACTGACAAGGCTTAACCGCTTGATAATGTCCGCCAGAACGAAGGGCAATATCAGAATACTTTCCGTGCTGCAATTCGTGGAAATCCATTTCGTCAACCGCTTCGATTCCGTCAATGGTTTCGTGATCAAGAATGTCTTTAGCCATTTTTATTTCCTCACTTGCTGAAAGTTGCGAATGATTTAACGCCAACAATATAATTCACTGTGCCGACGTCTTTATATTCCTTGTTCAGGTTAACCTCTACCTCTTTCCACTTTGCCTTTGTTTCTTCCATAGTCCTGATTTTATAAATTGCATCCATTCGAGAAACTTCACACGTAGAAACGTAAAGGCTTATTGCGCTTGCTGAAGTGGCCTTACTACTTACCGCCGTTCCAACTTCATCAAGAACGCCGCTAACCAAAGAGAAACACGATGCGTTAGCTAAGAATGGCATTGCTGTTAAAATTGTGGCGATTGCTAATTTTTTCATTTTTAATTCCCTCAGTTGTTTCGTTGAGTGCATTATGGCGCATTCCGTTGCGCCAGTTTTGGCAAAAAGTGCTATTTGTAGAAAAGTTCCTGAATTGCCAGCTTGAACTGTTTTGTTCCGTAGCATACAGCCGCGAAACCGCCACGCTTCCGAACATCTGCAAGAAAAGCTTTCTGCTCCTTGCTGACGGGTGACGCAGCACCTTTCCCGCTCTTGTTTGTGCGCTTCAATTCGATAGCCGCGAACGGGTACGGCATATCGACAGCGGATGGATCACCAATCAGGATAACGAAATCTGAAACACCCTTTCTCAATCCGGCCTGTTCGTCACGCAACGCGCTTGTGATTGTCTTGTTTCCCTCGTTAACGGTGTGCCAAAAAAGCAGTTGCGGGTAGTGGTGGCGCAACCACGCCACACAATCCACCTGGTGAGAATCTTCCTTTCGCGTGTCGTTCGGATCGCGCTCGTAGAACTCCAGATAATCCCCTTTGTCAGTAATAGCCATTATCAGAACTCCTTCTTGTAAATGATATCTTCGCCTTTGCCGTTCTTACGGTGCGTTACCATCTTAGGCGGTAAAATATGGTGCGCATTCTGCATGATCTTGCGAGCGTTGCGATAGCTCGCCGTTACACCTGCAATTCTGCGATCTGCAATGTGCTTGAGCGCAGCCTGTCGCCATAGCGTTTTACAGATATGTGAGTCACTTTCAGGGAAAAACCGCTCATATGCCTTGAAAGTATCTTGCCCGTCGCTCAGTTCATAGCAGAACACGATCCCTTTTTGGTTCCTGGTCATGTCTACACGGAACGACTTCACCTTGAACCATTCGTTTTTCGTGTAGTGCTTGCCGCTCAATTTCTCGTTTGGGTCAATCA